GCTTACTTATATGAAGTAACATGCGCAGATACTACAACAGTACATTACGAGGTGTTTAAACACAAAGAAAATAAGTACTTTAATACAGTCACTTATCCTTCCTCAAAAATGTTTGGTGTCACTGCTTGGACAACTTACGATAAAAAGAAAGCTCTTGAGCTATTTAAAAAACTTAGTAATTAAAAGAAAGAATTTAAAACACAAAAGTATGAAAACACCTAAGGATGTTTATTACAGGCATTTGCGACAACGTGAGATGCCATTTCTCGCTAGAGAAGCAACTATCGCAGCATTAGTAACAGAAGAAGGTATGGTACAGGTAGGCATATCAATATGTAACCCAACAGACCATGCTTACAACGCTGTTAGTAAAAACGGAAACAAAATCATTGTTAGAAGAAAGGATCAGTTCTCTCGAGCTGTTGGACGAAGTATTGCCGAAGGAAGAGCAAACTTTAATCCATATATCAAGTTTCCAATACCAGCAAATACCAGCGAATTAGAAGCGTGTAGGTTAGCTGTAAGTAGCATGGTGGGTTTGTATGTTGCAAACCAAGAAGGAGTTGTTAAAAGACTTGCAAATGCAGATGTTGTTGCCGAAGAGATTGAAAAGAAATAAACTGGGCCCGGTTAACCATTGATAACCACAAACAAGCAAAAGATGTGTGGGTGTGTAAGAAACGCAAAAACCCCACTCTCGCAAAGACGACACTATTTGCTACCCACATACACATCTTATTTATCCACAATAAAAAGAATTAAAAATGACTGATGACATGTCAACTTCCGTAGCATTACTTTTACTAGATAAAAAACGTATTGAAAATGTAATTGCTAACGATATTACCGGCCGTGTAATAAAGGTATTACCGACGAACGTTCAAATCTCCTTTTACAATTGGAAAATGGGTAAAGGAGAAACTGGGATTCTATATGATAAGGATCCTAGTGTCATTTATATAATTAAAAAAGAAACATTAAGTGATGATCAGTTAGTTAAATTGACTGAAAAGTCGCAAGTAAATCCAGAGTAATGGCATTATTTGAAACAAAAACAATAAAGTCAGAGGATGGTATTGCAAAGCGTATAGAAGAATCTAGTATGGGAATTGCGTTGGACATACTACAGCGCGGTATATATGCTTTTCCAATAAAATCCACTGTACGCGAACTAGCATCTAACGCTTATGATGCAATAAAAGAGAGAGATACTGCAAAAGCTATTTTAACAAAACATGCAAATGTAGAAGAATTTTTTGATGTAACTAAGTCTCTAGATGGTATACACGAAAACTCTGGATGGGATCCATCGTATTTTGACTTAAACTGGCTCTCCGACGATCCATATGTATACATTTATTACGAAGAAGGTGCGATACGAGATACCCTAAGATTTGTGGATCATGGAGTTGGTCTTGGTAAAGATAGGCTTGTAGGGTATTTTCACTTGAATCGAACGACTGAAATGTCAATAAAATTAACTATGATATATGTGTAACTAACACATATAGACATGGTAACCGGAGTATATACAATTACAAACACAAAGACAGGTATGATCTATGTAGGATCTACCAAAAGGACATTTAAAAAGAGACAACAAGAACATTTCTCTACTTTAGAGAAAGGTATACACTATAATAGTCATTTGCAGAAATCTTTTAATAAGTACGGAAAGTCTTATTTTAAATTCGAAGTACTAGAAGAGTGTTTACCAGATTATTGTTTAGGTGCTGAACTGTATTGGATAAATATGTTAGATACCTATCTTAATGGGTATAATATGCAATCATACCCAATAGGTACTATCCATCATAAACATACCAAAGCTACAAGAAAAAAGATGTCAGATAAAGCAAAAGCACGAAGCAATTCTCACTTACATACACAAGATGTATGGGACACCATTTCAAAACGCGCTAAAGAACGCATTGCTAATGGTTGGACAACTACAGGTAGAACTGGTACTGGTAAGTATGGAAAGTGTGAGCAGTATGATTTAGATGGAAATTATATTAAAACTTATGACACGGTGTATGATGCATTTAAATCTCTTGATTTAAAGAATGCATCTCATATTATACGTGCATCACAGTCTTTTGAAAGAAGATCTTGTTCTAATTTTAAATGGAAAGTATATACTTTGGACGATGAGTGGTTCAAGTAAAATCGCGTGAATTGCTGGAACATCCTGGGCTACAGGACAATCAGCAGCCAAGCTTTGTAGAAATACATTGAAGGTTCAACGACTAGATGCAAGTCTTACCGGGTAGTGCCGAAGACAGACCATCCACGAGCGCGCGACAATACGTTATGTGTACTAACACTTAAAGCGTATTGATGATATAGTCTGACCTACACATATATATAAAAGTGTAGAACTAGAGGATAAAGAGCCTCTAGGATAACATATGTACTCATCAAAAAGAGCTAATAAAACTGCTCTAGGTCGCTGGGGTCTTGGAAGTAAAGTAGCATTCTCTCTGGGAGTGGATTCTTTTCGAGTTGTAAACAAGTATAACGGTAAGAAGTTTATTTTTGATGTCTTTCTTGATAAAGTCGAGTCATTAATACCTAGGTTTGGAAAAGACGGGGAAAACGATTACATAGAGATGGTTCCTGCTGTATTCAGTGATCCAGACGCACACGGTAATCGTGAAATGATCAAACCGGCTTATACTGCTTACTACGAGCCGACAACAGAAAAGAATGGACTGGAATTGATTATTGAGGTAAAGAAGCATAGTAAAGACGAGTTTTTTACTGCTATGGAATCTCAGTTGATGTATCTTAATAACATAAAGATCAAACATCGTACACAAACTGAACTATCTTACAGAGATGTGGATTATAAAGCAAAGATCGTTTATAGAGACGATAACATTGTGATCTCAGATAGTAATGTTTACGATAAACCCCACATTTTATTGGGGGTAGGAGATGCCTTGATTAATTATGGATTTGTAAACTTTCCAGAACTTGAGCTCGAGCCTAGAAGTGGGTCAGCTGGGCTAGTACTAGACATCAATGATATCGATGTCACCCCTTCCAGAGAATCTCCCATCTGGTCTCCAAAAACACGCGAGACAGTTCTAAATGCTTATCGTAAAGTTATTACTACTGTAACGGAGCGTGTATCCAATGAGATGAGACATGAGACTGATTATCTATCATGGTTAGTTAAATGTTCCGCGGTAAAGAGAGGGTTCAATAATTTAAGCAGTTCTGCTGTAGATAGGACAAGTGAGAATTACTTGTTAAGTGTGTTCAGCAAGATTGTAGATCTATCCAATATTAGCTTTACTTTCCCAACTAACAAGTCTATCAAGTTTTCTACCGATATAAAAGATGTTATCCCTCGTTTGTTTGGTATAAGAAAAATAACCTTTGATACCGGTGTAGGTCTTGTTCGAAGAGATGCAATGAAGCAGCTCGATATTCCAAATATTAAGAATGTCTACATTACAAAGCAACAAGCTAACATGTTTAAGGACAGGTATATCTTGGAAAATGAGAGTAGCTTTGTCTTAATAAACTACGATGTAGATGAAGCAAAGTTGTTTCCGACAGATTGGAAAGTAAGGGCAATACTTGAGAGCGATGTAATCAAAAATTACGATACTGTCGTAGTTCCTGAAGATTTGCTGCAGTCATACAAAACAGCACAAATTACTGATGAGGTCGAGGTGTCACAGTCTAGAGTTTACACTGACTATAGAGCCATTAGAGCAGAAAATAAGCAGATTTTGATCCATCGATATAATGGTAGTACGTTTTCTGCATACACAGTGAGTATAAATGATCTTGTAAACTACAATCCACATGATACTATAATTTATGGAACTCAGGCAGATAGAATTATGTTGGCCGGTCTTGATGATATACTTCGATCGACAAGTTATCGAAGGATAGCAAATACAGATCTTGGTTATGACGCTGAAAGAAAGTATTCAACAGTTTTACTTGCTCAAGAAAATGTGCAACATGTCGAAGGTATAAACAGATTTGTATACATTAGAGATTTTATGATTAAAAGATCATCGAAATCTTCTTTAATATTCAGGCCTTTAATAAAACAAGTCGTTTTTGATGAGATACTAAAATCTGATGATAAAATGGACTCTGTCTTATCTTGGCTAAAATCAACTGATTCCTACCCTGATAAACAAGTAATGAAATCACTTAGTGATATTAAATCAGGGGTTGTTATTCAATCTCTTCGTGAATATGGAGAAAGACATAGACGTGGTGATAACCTGTTTAGTGATTATCGATTTATGGATCATTTAAAAACATATACCTTAGCTATGCTTAGAGATGATGAAGATTCCGTTAAAGCTACATTAGAAACTATTAATCTGGAACTTCCTGGGTATCTCAATGATAAAGATATCATACAAAGTATAGATATTGCTATGCCAGAGAAGTCTCTATATGTTCAGCAGTTATTTCTAATGCTTTCTGAGGTTTTTGTAAAAGTTACTACATATGCTCAAGGTAACCGATATAACTACGCACAGACGTACAAAGATGGATTCAACAGGTTTATCGCAGAAGCGATAGAGTTATTTTACAATAAATATAAAAATGAAACACGAGAAGAGCCTTTACCAGACGAAACCTTCTTCGACTACAGATAAGCTTTATCTGAAGGATATCGAAGACGCGTCACCAGATACGTTTTATACGTCCAAAGAAGTGACGTCAATGATTATGGAGTATCAAGAAACAAAAGATGACAAAATACGAGAGAAGTTAATAGCCGGGTTTGGTCGTTATGTTGTTTCTATTGCTCAAAACTATCAAAACAATGGACTGGATCTTTCTGATCTCATTAGTGAGGGATTCATTGGATTTATGGCTGCTGTAGATGGATTTGATTCCTCCAGGGATGTCAAGTTTGTTACATACGCACATAAAGTTATTGGAAATTTCATACGAGAGGCCATAGAACACAACGGTAACATGCTGAAACTCCCGAAGAATATAAGAAACGATATGCGAAAAGCAAAGAAGTTCTTTAGGACTCAGGAAATAAATAACGTTGATGTAAGAATGCTTCCAGAAGATAAAATTCCGGAATTTGCTAGACCATATGTTGAGTACGGAGCCGAATATAAAAAGGTTTCTTTGGATGCTTTTATACCAAGTGCCGCGGCTGCTATTTGCGACAATAACCAACTCAGCAACGGTAACCCAGGCGATGAGTCTGATGCAGCAATTACAAATGCTGATTTAAAGATTGAACTGATCGAGGCTATGGACAGGTACCTCACTCCTCATCAGAAAAAAGTTGTTTGTATGTATTTTGGTATAAACCAGGAGTACCCGCTTAACTCTTATGTCGAAGTTGGGAACAAACTAAACCTATCTGCGACCGAAATAAAAAATACAATAATCGAATCTTTTTCTTTACTTAAACCGCACATTGGTAGTCTTTTAGACGATTTTGTGCAATAAAATTACTATAATATATATGTAGTTAAATCAATCTACATTATCAAAAACAAAACTATGTTGACATTAAATGTGATCACAACAGTTGATGAGGAAAAATTCATCAATGGTTCAGTTAACGGGACCAAATTCAACGTTAGTTATTCTGATGATTTGTTTAAGTCTTTACAAGATTTAAAAACTCAGATAAACAACGCTACTTCTTCGGAAGATTACTACAAAGCCATCGAATCAGCAAAATCTCTTATCAATGCTACACTGGATGGAGAGGGTGATTTAATTACTCAGGCTAACAAGGATCTGATTCTTGACTCTAAAACAGGAAAGTATTACGTATCAATAGAAGACGAGGTATCTATTACCCCAGTCCCACAGAGATTAGTAAATGTGATCTTGGAGTCAGTAGAAAAGGGGATTGATTCTACCCCTATAGTAAAAGCCTGGATTCGCTTTTTACGTAACCCAAACTTCACGGAACAAAAAGCCGAGTTGTTTGCTGAGTACGTAACAGCAGTCATCATTGACCGAGATATGGTCCAAAAGCTTGTCGATGAAGAGGGGTTCAGCGAAACACAAGCCATTAAGAGATCTCTCTATAACGATGTATCTATCACCGAGGAAGGTCTTATTGTCGCCAAGAAATACGCTCGTTTACTCAATGAGGGCTATGAGATGGACAAGGAGACAAATAAGGTAAAGAAAGTTCCTATGTATGGTAAAACCGAGGACAAGGTTGACCGGGTGACTGGCGAGGTGACTAAAGGCGAGTTCTTGAAACCAGAATTTGCTGAGGAAATGTACTTCGAACCACCTGTACAAGGAACACGTGGAGACGCCTTCTCCAGCGGAGAAACAAAAGGCCACATAATTCGTGTTGGTGAAATTCATGCGCTTGACGACTGGAATCAAGTAAATACCAATGATAATCAGTCATGCGTGAAGGGCCTTCATGTCGGTAGAATCTGCCGCCTAGTAGCGTAAGTTGCTGGTGAATAATCGAGTAAAATCGGTGAACCCTAAGTAAATTATTACACAATAGTGGTTAAGTTTATTTATTTATTACTATAATATAAGTATGAGTAAACAAGACAACGATTGGAAAGCATTTTATAATGAACATCTTACAGAAGTAAGTGTTCCGAAACTAAGTTTAAAGTATGGTATACATCCGCAGTCATTATATACAGCTTTTAGAAGGTTGAAGTTACCTATTAAAAGACTTGAAAATGATTATGGAAGTAAGTATAATCACAGTTTCTTTTCTTGTATCAATAGCGAACTGAAAGCCTACTTATTGGGTTGGATATTTTCAGACGGATACATCACAAGTAGGAATAGAGTAGGCATAAAATTGCATAAAAAAGACTTAGCTATAGTAGAATTATTCAGAGACTCTATAGCCCCCAATCTTTCGATATTAAGTGATGGAGATGGTCGATGTATACAATTTCAAAGTAGACAGCTATATGAAGATTTAATTTCCCTTGGAGTTAAAAGAAACAAAACATACACAAGTAATTCAATACCAACAATGGACAATCATCTTAAAAGACATTTTATACGTGGATATTTTGATGGTGATGGATCAATCTCTGTGACTACTTTAAAAAGTAAGGCACTTTGGTACATATGTTCTATAGATATTGATATATTGAATGAGATTGCAGATATTCTAACCGATAGTGGTATTAGCACTAAGATTTATAAAGAGAATAGAGATCATCTTGGGTATAAATCAATGTATAAGTTAATGCCTATTGGTAAAAAAAACAATAAAGTCTCTCTGTTTAACTTTTTGTATAAAGATGTGACATACAAACTTAGTAGAAAATATAAAATACTAAATAATTTATATGGGAATACCGAGATAAGCTAACAAAATAAAAGTTGTTAGACATTGTAACGCGTACCGAATGAACCTCATAATTGAGAATATAATTTCGGCAAGAGTATTCGACATCCTAGGCTTTAGGATGAAAATGTACGCTGAACTAGCTCAGAATTGACTGAGTATAATGGGGGAAACCCCTAGATGTAAAGGATAAAAAGCCTTTACGATAACAAATTGGGATGGCAATACGTTCAGTCATACAAAGGATTAAACTGTCAGTTATTGGAGTGTTTTGTCGACCCTGCTGATATAGGCGCAATCTGCGATATGAGAAGCGGAGACGGAGCAATTCGCGTGAAGTCGTACATGGTATACGGCGCTACTGAAGGACGTAATAAAGGTATCTATCATTCCTCGAAATATGCCGCAATGAAAGATGCTGAGTGGGATGCCTACAAAGCAGAGGCTGTAAAAGCTGCAAACGAAAAAGTTGCTGCTTTAGGTCGATAGTTTATCTTTAAAATAAACCAAGAGCCACAGAGGAATTGTCTTCTGTGGCTTTTTTATACTAGTAAATATGGGTGTGTTCTCGAATAAAATAGAGACTAACTTCTCTACCTTCTTTCTAGAGTTGACAAACAAGGAATATGTAGGAAGTTTACAAAACTTTAATTATCGACTTAATCATGAATTATTTCTAAACACGTTAAAGAAACACTTTGTTAAGACAAGGTATGATGTGATTTATCGAAGTACAGGATATGTAAACGAGACTATTGCTCTATACTTTCCAGACTCAGAAGTCATGGTAGTATACGGAATACAAAAAGTCGCATCTGATTCGAGAGATGCAAAGATCGATGATGATGGATTAGAAGCGCTGTATGATCAACAAGATACAACAGAAGTTTCAAATATACTTCAGGAATTGTCTGCTTCTGAAAAGAACATCAACGAGTGGGCCTATGAAGGCGAAGATGTGAGTATAGAATACGCATATGGTGTTGTAATGTACTACGATCCTAGAGATGAAAGGAAATTAAACAAACTTCTCGACGTTTCATTAGAAATTAATAAAACCTGCACCTTACCAAGCGATCTCGTAACTGTGTCGAGGATATTCTCTATTGAGTATGTATCCGGCCAGTTTCAATTACAAAGCAATGAAATAGATGTGCAAAAGTTTGTGAATAACGTTGAATTGAATTATAACGATGATTTGCTAGAGGTTAGACAAACCCTGATAGAGAGCCTAAACAGTGATGATGCTGGTTTCTACTTCTTTGATGGGGCGCCTGGAACTGGTAAAACTTCTTTTCTAATGTCAATTGTTGGTGATGAAAATATCTCGAAAAAGATAGTATATATGCCTACAGAAGCTGTTGGCTATCTGGGTTTACCTAATTTTATTTCATTTGCAAAGAAAGAACTTCAGAATACAATTCTAATTATAGAGGATTCTGAAGAAGTTTTAAGAAGTAGAGATCATGGTGCAAATAACTCTGTGTCAAACATACTTAATATGACTTCTGGTGTATATGGTGAGTTGATGAAGATCAAGATTATCGCTACTGTAAACACGAATAGTTCCGTAGATAAAGCACTGTTTCGGCCGGGAAGACTTAAGTTCAAATATACGTTTGGGCCTTTAAGTGTGGATAAGTGTAATACTTTATTCGATAAGTTAGGTATTGATAAAAAAGTTAAAGAACCTATGATTCTTACAAACATCTACAACTACGAAAAGAAAGTGGATTATAGTAAAGACAACTCAAAGAAGATTGGTTTCTCCTCTTAATTAAATATATTCATAGTTAAAGATGTCATATTAATGAAGATGCAAAATGGAAGACATCGACTTAGAACTTACGGATATATTAAAGCAGATAAATGATGCGAAAAAATCACAAAAATCGCTTGATTTAAGTACCACGATTGACTATGCCAATAGACTTATGGCTGAATCAATCGTTGAATTAGATAAATTTCAACAGTTTAATAACAAAGCGGCTTTTAAACGTGCTAAATCACACATAGTCAAACTAGAGTGGTTGTTTAGTGAGTTAAAAAGCATAAAAGTAACCTAAATTAAAGATATATCTTACTTTAAATACATAAAATATGAGTAAACAAAATGTAACTATAATTGATGCGGATTCCATTGTCTGGACGGTTGCGTATAAATTTCGTGATAAAAAGATAAAAAATCTTCTTCTGATCAGTGTGAAGTCGTTCATTATAGACATTCTTGAGAAAACAAAAGCAAACAAATACATTGGTTTTCTAGGTTCGAAAGACCCTAATCGTGAACCAAACTTTCGCTTCAAAATTGACCCAGAATATAAATCTAATCGACCAGAGGAACCGAGTTGGCTAGTTAAGTGGCGACCGGTTATTTATGACGAACTTGTGAATAGCTTTGGTTTTCAATTGATTGATGGTATGGAAGTAGATGATGCATGCTCTATAGCTGCTAACATGCTCAGAGACGAATACAATGTCACAGTAGCTTCTCCGGATAAAGATCTCAAGCAAATACCCGATATTACCTACTACAATTATCAAAAACACGAGTCTGTGTATATAGATACTGTAGAGGCAGCTAGATCGTTGGGTGTACAAACGCTGAAAGGTGATCCGACCGATGGAATTAAGGGACTCCCTAAAATAGGGGATAAAAAAGCAGAGGCTTTATTAAAAGACTGTCAAAGTGTCACAGATATAAAATGGACTGTTCTAAGGATGTACGCTTCATATGAGGAAGAGTTGCGATCTAAAGCTTATCGACGCATTATAGCAGAGAAGAATAAGAATAAGACATCAAACTACGACACCACTGTCTATAATTCTATGCAGATCGAACGATTCATTCGTATCGAGGTCAAGGAAGAGGTCGACAAAGAAATCGAACAGCTTATTCCTGGTGGTTGGAAGAAATTCCTTGGAATACAGTATAATTTAGTTAAACTTCTCGATTCATGCGATGGATTTGTCATGAATTCATTGCAGGATTATGAAAACTCAACTGAAGAAGATACTGATCTAGAAGACAGTATTCTTGATGGAATATAATATGGAAACGATAGACAAGATTAGAAAGCAACTTCAAAAGATTGGTTTGTACGAAATGCAGCGACGTCTCGGAGAAGAGTTCTATCAGATGGAGGATGTCGTGGCTTCTATTTATACGAGTATTGTGTCAGGAAAAAACCTCATATTATACGGTCTTGGTGGATTTGGAAAAACACAGATAGTAAAGAGATTTCTGCAAATAGCTTCTATTCCACAAGCCACTATAGTTGGTTATGAAGATATGGATGTAGAGGCACTCCTTGGCATACCAAATATGAAGATGCTAATGGAAGAGAGTAAGTATCAGATATCTTTTGAAACTACTGCTTTTATGACAAAAGGTGTTATGGTGTTGGAGGAGTTTCTTGATGTAAATCCAAAAACAGCGATTGCTTTGAAAGACATTATCACCGAAGGAGGGTATAGACAAGGTGACTCTTTTATTAAATCCAACATTTCTTCTTTTATCGTTTGCACGAACAAGTCTCCAGATGAGATGAATATCGACAACAGCACAACTGCATTCTATCACGAAAGATTCCCAATAAAGAAGTATGTGGGTTGGAAGCATTATAACTATGATCGATACAGCGATTTCATAAAGCTCATCGTAGGAAAAACAGAGTATCAAAAAAATGAAGAGTCATATCAAATACTTGCAGAACTTTCATCAAGAACTTCTGCTACTTCTAGACCCGTATCACCGCGCATTGTAATAGATGCGATCGATATTATGAAACATAATGAGTACGATGTTGAGTCACTGATATATCTAGATGGAATCAACACTGATATTCTCCCTCAGGTGCGTGAAGTGTGTAGGGTAAGAGATGAGTCTCATCGCATTAGGAACATTGAGTCAAACATTTCTCAAGTCGTTTCGAAGATGTTATCTGACCACTCCATCGAAGACACCACGATAAACATTTCTAAACTTAGCTATATAAAGAAAAAACTTCTTGAATATCCTGTCATTAGTGAGAAGGGTGTGGAGGTAATAAATCAGCTGAAAGACATGTGTGAGCGAAGTCAAACTGCCCTGTGGACTTACTTCGATAGTGTATCAAAAATCGACAAAAAGAAGATAGATGAGTTATTCGAATAAAATACATGGGTTTGATATGTCCATCATAACCGATGAATACATAAATCACCAAGCATTTCTCCACGATTACACTAAATATCTACCTCACAGCATTGTAAGAGATCTAATCAAGGTATGGGTATTAGCAAAGTACGGTGATTATAATATTGCTACTTATTTTCCAGATACCCCATACTATCAAAAATTTCTTTCTGTAATCTCGTTCATTGATTTAACCGATAAATTACCAAAGACAGGTTCAGAGTTTGCCTTTGACTTACTAATGCTGATACATAAAAAAGTGAACTTTCGATCTATGGAAATTGCAAAAGAATTCGATATTTCACACTTCGGCGAAGAAGATGAAGATCAGTGTAATTATGCTTTTGAATTAACCCGTATACCGGCTAGTGTATTGGAGTTTTTAAATATAGATGCAGAAGTGCTAACAGAAAACTATGTTTTATCGAAAGAGGTGGAAGATATACTTCGATTTTATAGTGGTATGAGCAGTCTCCCCGGTATTGATGATAAGATCAGTAAAATTCATCGTAAAAATATGACTGACTACAATCAGATACTTAAGATTAATAAGTGGAGATTCTTATCCAAGCATTTTATGTATGATTTAGTGAAGAAAAACTTGCGTGTAAAGATACCAAAAGTTGAGTATAAAGCAAAGTCGGATGTCATTATCATGATAGACCGATCTTTCTCTACCAACAACAATTCTTCGTACATAAGCTTGTATAAAGCCGTTCTTCTGTATTACTACAGCAAGTTTGATCCATCTAAAACAACAATAAATATATATCTTTTCGGAAGATCGATATACAGTAAAGTTTTGATCGAATCAAGAGAAGCTCTGTTGGACTTTATCAACACTCCAATTAGTTCAATGCTGGATCTTAGTGGATGGAAGTATACATTTCATGAAATCGATAGACTAATCAAAAATACAGACATAGTATTGATAACGGATGGAACTGAAACCGATTTTGATGTTCCAAGAAATGGCTCAAACCATTGGCATATTCTGTCTTTAAACGAGAATAGTAAACTAAATACCCTATCTAACTCCTCTGGAGGAAAATTTATCGTAGTATGAGCCTAAATAAAGATCAAAGAAACGCTTTAGAAAAAGTAACTGATTTCATATACAGTCCGTTTGACTATGAAAAACCATTTTTTACCATAACAGGAGGTCCTGGTACTGGGAAAACGTACATGTTAAAGGAAGTTATAGATCAATTTCCATCACGTTACAAGATAGCTGCTGCTACTATAGGGCACTCCGCTAAGAATGTTCTTGTAAATGGGCTTGGAGAAAAACCTGACTACTATACTATCGTTAAGCTGCTTGGTATGCAGATGAAGGAGGACGGTACCGACGATTTTATAGTTCCGTTAAATCGTAAAAACAATATAGCGGGATACGATGTCGTGATTCTTGACGAGATATCTACCATACCAGATGAGTTGTTCGAGCTGATAATAAACGATGTCAGACACTATAAAATCAAACTTATAGCTGTCGGAGATAATCATCAGTTACCACCGGTAGGACAAGATCATGATAGTAAATTCTTCGATACTATCGATGCAACACTCACTGAATCCATGAGATTTAAAGGTCCAATTCAAGAACTTGTTAAAGCAATAGAGATTGAGATAGATAATATTGCTGAGGACGAAGCTTTCAATACAAATGTTATCGCAGACATCACAGGTAGAAAAGATAATTATGATTTGAGAATGAGTACTGGATACATGTTTCTGGATGATATTAACAAAATGCTATTAGCTGCTTCCAGTCAATTTAACACACAGTCTCATGAACTCAACAAAGCTAGGCTATTAGCCTTTAAGAACGAAACTGTACGAGACTTGAATCACAAAGTACGACAAATAATGACTAACTCCGAGGCACCACCGCCATTCTTACCTGGAGAACTTCTGATAAGTAATAAAAATTATAAGTATAGAAGATCTACACCGGTTATATATAATGGACAGATAGAGCAAGTTGAATCCTTTGAAAGAGTTATTGACAGCTATGGAATTCCGTGTATTAACTTACATTTTTACAACTTTAAAATGAATAAGTTTGTAGAAATAAAAGTTTTAGATAGAGATCATAGCGAGACAATACCAAAATACAACGAAATTTTGCAAGAATTAAAGCACAGAGCGATGAACGATCACGCGCAGTGGCATAACTTCTACCGATTCAAAGGAGAGTATGCCGACTTTGACTACGCGTACGCTATAAACGCCTACAAGGCTTAATACCATGGGCCTTTTAAAACTCCCCGAATTGCGGGAATATCCTTAGAGCTATAAAATACTAAGTTGTATCAGAAATGATATTAATGGCTGAACTAATCACTCAGAGATAGTAAAAAGTTTTATAGATTGGACAATCCGCAGCCAAGCACCTTGTAAAAGGTTAAGGTTCAGAGACTACAATGGGAGAGTAGCTGATTTCCATATTATGAATATCCGATAAATAGTTACTATAATATAAGTATGAAATATCATATTTATACAATAGAACATCCGATGACTAATGAGATTAGGTATGTAGGATACACAAAAACAACGCTAAAAGAAAGATTGAAATCACATTTAAAAAATGTAACAGAATGTGAATCTAAATCAAGAAGATGGAACAAAAGATTGACATGGATTAAGTCAATCATCTCTGCTAGTAAAATACCGATTATTAAGAAACTCGATGTATGCAATACAATTGAGGAAGCAAAGTGTTTAGAAAAATACTGGATATCTCAATTCAAAACATGGGGATTTAGATTGACAAATATGACATCTGGAGGAGATGGTGGAGATACATTCTCTATGCAATCTCCAAGCGAAAAGATTCGTATTTCAAAAACTATATCCGATAAATTATCTGGTAGAAAAAGAGATGAATCCTCTAATGAGAAGTTTCGACAGACAGTGAAAGAAAGAGGTCATTGGTCTAAAAAGCCAGGAGCAGTATTTTCTGGAACAAATCGTATTCCATCTGAAGAAACAAGACGAAAGATGTCTGAGGCAAAATTAGGTACAAAGCAAAGCAAAGAGACAGTAGCTAAAAGAAAAGCTCTATCTCCGCCAAATAAGGGAATATCAAAATATTCTTGTATAATTCAATGTGATATGAATAACATGATTTTAAACAAGTTTGATACACCAGGCAAAGCTGTTGAATTTTTAAATTTACCAACTCACAGACAATCTGAGATAGTAAGGTGTTGTAAAGGTAAAACCAAAAAAGCACTTGGTTTTATATGGAAATTTGAGACTATAGTATAGTCCGACTTATATTGAAAGATATAAGATGATCGCAAGGTCAAACAATTGAAAATGTATTTGTTTTTGAGAGTGAGATAATGGGGGTAAAACCGTTATCATGGAGAGAGAAGTTTCAAGCTCTATATGTAGCTCTAACAAGAGCAAGTAAAAACCTAACAATTCTTTACTAGTACAATTATGGGATATAAACATAAACTTGATCCATTAGACACTATCGGAAATTTTAGTTATCCTGGTGATCCTGTTGATTCAGCTAATGAAAAGATACGGATTGTACCATATGAATACGCTGTAATGCTCAAAGGCGCTGGTTATGATGATCCGTCCATGTTTGGCTACAGATATAATATTCGAATCAAAGCCAACGCTGCTGTTCATGGTAAACTAATTGGAAATACTGTTTCGGCTGGTGGAGTGATAGATATATCAGCTGTTTATGATGGTAGAGAATGGGGACATAGTTTCGTGACGCCGCGTAGTGGCGGTTCTTATGGTAAATATTGTCCGCAAAACACAGGAATTGTAAAAGCACCTTTTTATCACGAAGTTTTTCATTGGTTAAGAGCTAAGGGAATCGACGTTTTAATAACAAAGGATGTTCTTTATTACTGGGAAATACATGATACAAAATTGAGGTCCTATAGTGGTTATACAGAGTACAGAGACGCCGAAAGAGATGCCCTCTTGGCTGTTCTTTATGTTATACTGGACTATCCTAACCATCCAACCATGAAGACCACAGGACCTCACAAAGACTACATTTATCGTTTGTTGGACATAGTTAGTTAAAGACAGAATGTAAGAAATTTATAACAAATGACAATTGATACTGGCACTCTTCCGAAGTACAAGAAAAATCTAAGTATTGTACTGTACGAAGGTGAGTTATATGTTAAGAGCTACAATACTCGTGTTGCTATCATTTATCCAAGATTTAGAGAAATTCATAGACTTGGTTATTGGTCAAGCACCACTTCTAAGCATATAAACTATGTGCAACGATTATATAGATTAAATTTTGTGTAAATTAGAATTGTTAATAAAATACAATTATTAAATGTCAGAAAATACGAATAAACACAGTGATACAAACAGTCTCAGATTTAACGAAAATAAGTTAAGGTGGGACTATGTCCACTTCAAGTCTTTAGAACCTATGGTTCGTGTTCTTGAGTATGGTGCTAAAAAGTATGCCCCTATGAACTGGATGAAGGATCCGAAAGATTCCAAAGAACATCTTACATCAATGATGAGACATCTAACAGCACTAATGGATGGTGAATTTAATGATCCAGAGAGTGGGTTACCTCATATAGGTCACATCATGTGCAATGCCCTGTTTCATTCCTATCATAATTACACAGACAAACGATATACCCCAATCGAGTTCCATAAAGATCCCAATATTTCTTTGAACGGAAATATGAGTTTTTACGCAGAACCTGGAACACGTCTACACATTTCCAGCTCTACCATTACATCGTCAGTAGATGATTTACATGAAAGCGGTGAAACAGTCAAATATGGAGATGAAGTTTGGTGGTTTGCTTATGAAAAAGAATGTCCCGTTATGACCACAGCATATTTAGACGTAAATGTCGGCGAGTGCTATGGACCTTCTATCTACGATAGAGAATTGGAAACTGTAAGCAATATTAGAATATTTAAAGACGAAAAATCGTGTAAGGATGCTTTAATAAAGTTCTTACAATCAAAACTATACCATGAAAGTTGAGTTAGTAGCAAAATCGCAAGGAGTTGGTGTCTTGGAAGGAAAAAGTATGGACGAGATAATTGTAGCAATGGCTAGGGTATCTACTAGTAAATCAGGAGACGACCTATTCTCAAATCCTGAAAAATTGATCACATATTGTGTATCTAACCAACATTGGAGTATTTTTGAACATATGTATCTTACGTTTAGTATTCATACTTCGAGGGCAATGGGAAGACAGATACTGCGTCACAGAAGTGCTGTATTTCAAGAATTTTCTCAAAGATATGCCGAGGCTTCTGATACAGAACCCATTGAACTGCGACATCAAGCGGTGAAAAACAGACAGTCTTCTCTTGAGCCTGTTGACAATGATTTGTTGATGACTTTAGTAAATGAAACCATTGATGATATAAACAACGTATACTCATTTCTAATACAACAAGGTGTTGCAAAGGAAACCGCAAGAATGATTCTTCCGGAAGCTACCAGCACACATTTGTATATGACAATGAATGTAAGAAGTATCATAACATTCTTGAATCTAAGACTTAACCAGCATGCACAAAGAGAAATAAGAGAGATTGCTGAACAAATGAGGGATATATTCATCCAAGAATTTCCAATCACATCAGCGGCGTTAGGAAACTTTGAAAATGCTTATACCATACCAGTACTCGATTCGTTGGTACTTAAAAAGTATGGGATGTTAGATAAGTATAAAGAAAATGTCGACTAGTCAGGCTGTATTTCACCAAAAATTACTAGAAAAGTATCAGGTTGTGCTAAGACCTGGTACTCACGTCGTCAGTGTGGCCTCATCGGTTACAGAAAGAAATTTCATAGATGATGAATATCCGCGCTATCTTGTCTCCCTAAGAGTTATTCCTGGAGATAAGTTAGATGAACTGCTTTCTATAGTACCAAATGAAATAGTTAAGGTGCCGTTTGACAAGGTACGACACTGTTTTTTGACAGGTGTACTATGGGAAGCCGACGTCGATCCAGAATCATTACCAGTAAAAGGTGAAAAGATTCTTGCGACTTTTGAAGAAAAGGACGATACAATCGTCTGTAGCCATTTAGAAGTTCTTCCGCGTGAGGAACTCGAGTATTTAAATCTTAATGACATCGACTACTTGCGTCAAAAATTAGTCGATTTAATTCAATATTAATTATGAGTAATACACTCACAGACATAAACAAAAAATACAATGATGAGACTTATCCTGTATTTCCCTTCATTTCGAAGAATAGAATAACAATACTTCCGGCTGGATTATATCGTAAACACAAGGCAACCTACAGAGGTGTGACCGCTACCTATGATCCAGATACACAGCGGTATACGTACCCATTATATGGTATGTACAACATAGAAGAAGATCTCATCATTGTTCCGGAAGATCTTGTAATAACAAGGTCTAAAAGACTGTTGCTTGATTTTCATCTCAACCAGGGATTTAAACAGGTATCGACAGCACCCAAGTTTAAAACATTTTTCTTCGAACCAGACACGCCGGAAGCTATATTAGCACTTGCAAATAAGATCGAGCATCAAACCAAAGAAAGATCGAGTGACCAGGAAATTGAGACACAACCAGAGGAATTTAAATATCAAGATGAGGTAGATAACCTGTTAAATAACTTTTAACATGATTCACTTCATAACTGGTCGAGAGGACTCATATGACAAACAAGAACTTTTTGATGAAGGCATAGAAATCTCTGACATTAAAGAGTTTGAAAAGTTCATATCATCGAGTAATAGTTTCCAGTTGGATGTTGAAACTTCGATGACACCCGATGGTCCGACACAGCACGAAGATCGAGTTCTTTACGCTGTACAGATAGGTAATTTAAGCGGAAATGTTCAGTTTGTATTCGATATACCAGAACTACCAGAAAGTTGGTTAAATACCCTCACTACAACGCTCTCTGATGAGAATAATAGGTTTCTTGGTCATAACATGATATTCGAGTATATTGTTCTAAAGTCTAGCTTAGGTGTTGAGATAGAAAATATACATGATACGTTTCTAATCAGCAAGATTTTGATGACTGGATTAGACACTCCTCCAGGATATCATAGCCTTAAAGGTCTTGTTCATAAAATACTCGGAATTGATATGAGTAAAGAAGAACAGACATCCTTTAACGGAGGGATTCTTACAGTAAATCAGATAAAATATGCTGCTAATGACGTAAAAGTGGTAGGTCCGCTCTACAACAAGCTCTATCACACACTGAAAAGCAGAGATCTTCTTGAAGTATATAACATCGAGAGAGCTGTTCTTAAATCATATGGAGATATGCAGTTAGCTCCTATGAAATTTGATGTTGATTATTGGAAAGATATGATCGTAGAGCTGGAAAAAGATGTGTTGCGTATTGAAGATGAGCTTAAGGATCTTGTGTTTGCAGATACAAAGCTCGTTAACTACTTGCAGAAACATGCATTTTCTGATAGACATCTTATCACTCCAAGTGATTCCTATGAAATAAGCTGGAGTTCTTCAGTTTTTCGTAAAAAAGTTATGGGAGTATTAATGCCATCGCTTCCTGATGGAGTAGTCACTAAACCAGCTATAAAGAAGTACTTTAAGGAGAGTGTTGATGAAATACCTAAGGAAGAACATCTGGTATACGACGCTTACCTCAATGCCGACTATGATTTACTAACTAAGATTCTCATTAATGATCATCATGATTTTCTTAAGTCAGCACAAATATTTATACCGGCTAACACTTTTAATATAAATTGGGGTTCTGTTCCTGATAAACTTGCTATCTTTAAGTATTACTACCCGAACTTAACAAGCACTGATGCGAAAGCTCTGGTTAGGATTACTACAAACCCAATAATAACTAAGTATAAAGAGTGGTCTCATGCTAGTAAAAACACATCTACGTACGGACAAAGTTTCTTAACAAACTATGTGAAACCAAACGGTACTATTACACCATCTGGTCTTAATCAGATACTAAGTACTGGAAGAGTATCTTTCGGGATTTTACTTCAGATGCCTAAGAAATCCATGTTTAGAAATGGTATATTACCGCCCGATGGAAGCGTGTTTGTTGATACAGATTATTCTTCATTTGAGTTAATACTCATGGCTGCAAGAGCTAATGAAGAAGTGATTCTAAGTGCTGCTAGAGAAGGAAGAGACCTACACAGTGCATCAGCACAAGCAATGTTTAAAGAAAAGTGGGATGACATAGCAGAGCCTGGGTGTGTTCAGATAACAACTGGTCAGAGATGCTCTTGTGAGTCGCATGATAAACTCAGAACCATCTCAAAGACAATCAGCTTCGGATTGGCCTACGGACTAAGTCCAATCGGACTTGCAGACAGGTTAAATATTACGAAAGAAGAAGCTCAGGAAATGACCGATACTTTCTTTAGAACTTTCCCTGGACTAAAGGCTATGTTCGAGCGAGATGCTCATGAAGGCGCCTCAACACTCTGTATAACTGGTATGCCGCCTATAAGTAGAAAGAGATATTTTGCATACCCACAATATAAATCTGACATAGGTAGTATTGAAAGGAAGTCTAAGAACTTTCCTATTCAGAGTGCCAATGCAGATGTACTTAAATTAGCATTGATAGCTTTAAGAAAAAGAATAAAAGCTGAGAACTTAAATGTGCGATTACATTTACCTATACATGATGAGATACTAAGTTCATGCTCTCCTGATTTCGCAGAAGAGTGGAAGAGTATTCAAGAAGAGGAGATGATAAAAGCCGCTGGAATTTATGTTGACGTCGATGCTGTTAGTGTAGATTCTAAAATTTTATTAAAATGGCAAAAGTAAATAGAGCTCAGTGGGTCATCGATATCATGATGCTAGCAGACTTTCATAAAATACAACCACACACTGTTCTTGGTGTAATAGCCATGAGTCACGATATGGAGTGGACATTTAAACCGCTAGAACTTCAATCCTTATTGACTAAGGGAATACTAAAGACCGACAGACAAACAATAGATGTAAAGAAATTCTACAAACCTTTTAAGGAGTCTGAGGTTGATGAAGAGGATATCGCCGAATCACTTGTGCTTACCAAACCGACAAAAATATCAGAAAGCAGTGAAAAGGTAGCAAATAACTTATTCGAAAAGTTTGTTCCTGATAATGAGAGAGAACCGAAGTACATCGAATCTATCGCAAAGAAGTATTTCTTGGGAGAGTATTATGTTGCAAAATATTACATCATCTTTAAACATTTATTTCCAACAGGAGATTTAGAACTTGATTTCAAATGGAATAAAGAGTTTAAAATGACATATCAAGGTATGACAAAGTGGGAAGAAAAAGCAACTCTTAGAACCAAGTTTAAAACTATTTGTAAAACGAAAGATGTCGGTATTTTCTTACTAGGAACATTCTACGCAGTCCAAAATTCTATTTCAAAACAAAGTGGAGAGTGTTTTATGACTAAAGTCAGTAGATATCTCCTGGATTATGAGAAGTGGATGGAGTTTGCACGTAAAAAACTAGTTAAAAAAGAAACTCATGTTGAGATAAAAGAGCAGTCCTTGTAATATGAAGTACGATGAAATCATAGAAGAGATAAAATCTTCATTCGATACTAAGGATTCTGGCATACCAATACCATCATTCTCAATGTATAACGATGTAGTTGGTAACATAGTACCTGGAACATTTACTGTCATTGGAGGTCTTCCAGGCGCTGGAAAAACTTCTTTTATGGATCAGAATTATGTGCTAAACCCGCTGTATCGTTGGTACAAGGCAGAAGAAGGGCATGTATCGGATGTTAAGGTACTGTACTTCTCTTTTAAAAACAGTAAGAATATAAAGATAAAGACCTTTCTATGTAACTACGCTATGACCTTCTCTCAGTTGAGATTGGATATAAATACATTGATAAGTAGTAAAAATAGAAGGTTTGATCTTGATGATAGCACTCTTGGGTTGAATGTGCTAGAGAGCTCGAAAGGGTTTTTTAATACTGTTCTAGACAATAGGATATTACAGATTTTTGATGGAGAATTTTCTCCGGAAGATATGTATAACCAAGCGACAGACTCGCTATCTGAGATGGGGAAGTTCAGTAAGAACGGTGTTTATGTTCCATACGGAGATAATACACATATCATAATAGCTATTGATAACGCAGATCTCCTTGTTGAAAATAACGAAATCGCCGGTAAAATCTATAAAGGTGATTTAAGAAAACAACTATTGAAGTACATATCACTTCTGATAAAGAAATACAATGTGACTGTAGTTGCTAATGTCTTGATTGATCGTTTTAAGATTTTCAAAAAAGCAGAGACAATTCCGAACTACTCCCAACTAGAAGAGTGGGGTACAGCTGCCGACGTAGGTACTGTTGTGTACTCTCCTAACTTAGAAGGAACTGCAGGAATGCTTCTTAGTGGTGAAAACCCAGAAACTTACATAATTAGAAACGTAGACTACCTTAGATATTGGTTCGTTGTAAAGAACAACATGGGACCAGAGTTTGCTAAATGTCGGTTTCTGTTTATGGGAGGTTCCTCTTACGGTGTAGAGGTGCCGGATGACGAGAATAACGTAATTAAAGGTAAAGCAGACATAAGCAAGCTTTTGTTTGCGGATTATAACCTATATTAAATTTACATGTATTTGAACGTATATACAAGTAAAAATTACGTAGATGTCGAAAGAAAATAAAACAACCGAAATTGTACAACAGTCAACTAAATTAACCGGCTTCAACTCTGTTCAAGAGATGATGGAATGGGCTGAAAAAGTCATAGATTCAGGACTTCTCCCAGATAATATCTCTGAGCCAGAGCAGGTTATGACGATTGTGCAGCACGGTCATGAGTTGGGATTGAAACCCCACATTGCATTAAATAATATCCATGTTATTGCCGGTAGACCAACGGTCGGTGCTTCCATGTTAGGAGCACTACTTAAGAGGGCTGGTGTTGAGTGGGTTATTGATAAAGATTTTGAACCGGTTGAAGGTGATAGGGAAAATAAAATAACTACTTACAAATTTTCGTGGAAATCACGTGTAACTGGTGAAGTTATAACTGTATCACACTCTGTGACATGGAAGCAACTTATATTAGCCGGTTATACGTCAAAATCGAACTACAAAACATTTCCGAAAGAAATGATGCGTGCCCGGTGTCTATCGTCAAACTAGGCGACCTTATACTGCGAGGTATATTGAAAATTGGGTGAATTCAGGGAAAACTAAAATATATTTATATAAATATATCACGTCAATCCTGAGCTAAGCTTCGAATAGGATAAAGGTTCGAAGAAAGTGCAGAGACTACGCGGTGAGCCTAACAATAATCCGCGCAAGAGCGCCCAATAACTTTGAATATGAAAGTCTGTAATCGTTTCAAGAAATCAAAGTTAATGATATAGTCCGATACTCCTTTGAAAAGAGGAGATGTGAGATAAAGAACTCACTAAAACAAATGCAGGCGTTCGTGCTTATTTTCCTGAAATATTAATGGGAATGTATACTGACATCGAGATGAGTGATGTCCATGGTATATCAATGTCAGTCACAGAAGATGCTGATATTATACTGCAATAGTACGAAAGTAACTTAAAAATGAAAAATACAAAACATTATAGTATATGACACAAGTACGTCAGAGAAGTGCAGCTAATGCTGTTAGAAAACCAGACCTAGACTTTGGTATAATTGATAATGTGGTTCTTACAAATGTTATGATAGATGACTCTATCGCAGCATCGAAAAAACACATATATCTAACATTTTCACAGTATGACGCAGAGACTGACTCTTATATTGCTGAAAGTACGTTTAGCTGGTTTAAAATCAACCCAGGGTCATTCACAAGTAACAAAAAATCGATGTCTGAAGAAATGATGGGTGCGGCTAGGGATTTAACCTCCCAACTGCATAATCTACTTTCTTGTTACCTCGGGGAGGAAGCCGCGTTTGATGCTCTCGAAGATGACTTTAAACCGGTTGAATACGAAACAATCGACGAACTTCTTAGCGCAAAGTGGGGAAAGAAAAATACCTCAGCTCTAGAAGAAAATATGAAGTCTCTTCTTCAGAAAGCAATTACTCCTTTTATAGGCGATAAAAACTATCTCTTACGGATAAAAGTTCTTCCTAATAAACTTGGAACTCATAGAAATATCCCTAAGTACGGTATGTTTGTTGAGTCTATGAACGCTTCACCCTCCTTGTTGAATTTTACAACATATGAAAAGAATGCCATTAGCAATATTGCTATGACAGAGGAGGAAAAAGAGATAGTTAAAGTAAACAAAGAACAACAATTGTAATATGTTAGGTGTAAGAGATTTTATAAATTCAGCTCCTGTTGATAATCGACTGGAGTTTGGTTATGCTGAAAATATCATTATATCAGCTATAACAACTGACCCCATAAAAGATAACAACGGTAATGTTAGCAAACAAATCGAGATATCTTTATCAAAAATTGATCCTAAGACGAGAAAGATTTTAGCTACAAGTACCGGTTCATTCTGGAAATTGCGTAATGATGAAAAGTTTTACGGCTCTTATGAAAGAATGATATCATCGCTCTTAGTAATCTGCAAAATATTGGAAGTCGATTTGGATGAGTTTTACAACGAATGTTTGATAAATATTCCTCTTGATGTGAATGAAAAGAATTGGTTGCTTGGTAAAAAGAAAGACAGTGATGTAGAGTCATTGCAAGATTCTATAGTAGCTGCTGTTAAGAAGCTCCTTGTTCCAAAAGTACCAACTAAAGATTTGTTTAAATGTAAAGTACTGTTTAACAGTAAAGGGTTCTTTGAACTTGGTACTGTAGATAATTGGATTGTTAGAATGGATGGTGATACCGAAGTCACTCCATATACTCATTCCGAGATAGCACAGTATAAAGAGTCGCTAGCAAACGCTACGAAAAAAGAAATGCCTGATCAAACAGGAAAACCGCCGGCTTCTAGCGACGAGAAATCTGTTGAAAACGTTTCGCAACTCTATATATAATCTGTAAAGATGTATTTAGTTAAACAGTTCTTAAAGAGTAATATATCACCAACGGATCGCCTGTTTCAGGTTGTATCTGATTATGATATATACTGTGAGTTGACTGGAGAAGAACTTTCGATGGGACGTCCTATATCAAGCCCTATACGGGATGATGATAGGACCCCATCATTTTCTCTTTACGTTCCAACTAGACTCAACGATGTTAGACCCGAGGAGATATGGTGGACTGATTTTACTAGAGGATCAGGAAATGTATTCGATTTTGTTAAACTATTCGCGGAATACAGATTTGGAGAAAAACTCGAAAGTCGTCGTGAAATCGTAGAATTTATCGATAAGCAGCTTGGTCTAGATCTTTTTACAGGAAAATCAGGCACAAGACCGAAGAGATACATCGACTACGAACATGAAAAAAGATCCAAATCAATTTTCTTCAAATCCCGAGATTTTACTGCAGGTGATTTAAAGTGGTGGTCTCTCTATGGAATAGATGAAACAATTCTGAAAGAGCATAATGTAAGGAGTCTTCAGTATTTGTTGAATGATGATTATACCATAAAATATACATATAGAGAGTCGGAGTTAGGATTTGTATATGTTGTATATGATAAAGTCAAGATTTACTCTCCTTATGGAGGTAATTTTAAATGGCGTAATACATGTCCATCTCATTACATACTTGGTGAAGAACAATTAAAAGGTCATCCTTATTTAATCATAACTAAATCTCTTAAAGATATAATGACATTCAAAGCTTTCATGGATGTAGACGCTATAGCTCCTCAATCTGAGACAAGTGGTCTTACAAGAGAGAAATTAGATAAAATAAAAAGAGATTATGATATGGTGTTTGTTGTGATGGACTACGATCCCGCCGGAATTGCTGCTGCTAACACGCTTGCATCTGAAGGATTCCTAGTAAGATGGGTTGATACCAATCCATTGATTATAAACAATAAGCCTACCATAATAGATAAAGATATTAGTGACTATGCAAAAAATAATGGACTAGACGCGGTCCCTGGTAAACTTAGAGAAATGTTTCCGGAGTTACCCGATAGTACCTATAAAGTAAACTCACTTCAAAAGTTATCTAATTAAAGGATTACTTTACTTTTAATTCTATGAAACAACATATATTGAATTTAATAATTCCTTATGTTAAAGCTTTTCCAAACAAAAATTCTACTGAGTTAGCGCAAATAGTTTTAGACAAAGAACCAGGTATTAACATCTCACACAGAACCGCCAGGTATTACATCGGAAATGTGAAGAAAGATGTTTCTATTGTTGTCACACCGTTGTCTGATTCTGAAGGTATTTCTGACGATGATTTCACTAGCACACTTAGTAGTGATACATCTGATACACTTAGTCTTGTATCATCACTACCCAAGGTTTCTTCTGATTACAACATTACTGTTGATAATGATGTCACACACTATAACTTCTCGTTAAGAGATGGAGCAGTAGTCACTATGACAGAGGAAGTAGTCAATACCGTCTTTTGTGCGTACAGTCGCGCCGGATTGAACTACACGAAACCTCAGATTGTGGATAGTCTTGGAATTAGTTACCAAGACTTTGGTATACTGACAAACAAGCTAAACCTATCCAAATTCAGTCCAACGTTAGGACCTCACAGCATTTCTTCATTATCAGAAAAGGAACAGTATTCAGAGGTATTGAGACTATCTACATCACTTATCGATAAGTTTAATGAGAGTGATAATGGTACAGCCGAAGCGCTGATAAAAGAGTATAAGAAGAAATTGCTTACACTTTCGTCCATGGAGACTATAAAAGAGAATCAGATGAAGTCTCTTATAGCATCTCTACCAAGCATCAAAATACAAACTCATGATTTTGAGACAAATGTTTCGTCCTATAATGGGAATCTTCAGGTAGTTCTTACTGACATGCATATTGGTATGGAAACTAACAATTTTAACTTTTCAATAGCTAGACAACAAATCACTAACATGATTGATATAATAAATACAGAAGTGTTGTTGCATGGTATAGAAAGAGTTACTTTGTTGTTGTTAGGAGATTTACCTCATACAATCTCTGGATTAAACCACATGAATAACTGGAAGGATATTGAATCCAATTTCTGGGGAGCAGACGCGATCATAAAACCTTTCGAACTGCTTGCTTTATTAGCAGCAAACGTCCTCAATCTAACTGGTATTTACGCAGTTGGTGGTAAAGTGATTGCCTCCAACTTAAAAAAACACGCATTAAATTGCTGGAAACCCCTGAAGGTATAAACACTACAACGCAATCTTAAAAGATAATCGTGAAAGTCAAAAAGTTTATATTATAGGGCAATCAGCAGCCAAGGCCTCGGCTCGGGGCAAGGTTCAGAGACTATCCGAAAGGAGTAGGACTGGTTATGGATACCCAGTTCGAAAAAGTGCGATTAGTTTTCAGATTAATAGAAAATTAATAAGATATAGTCCATATCGTTGGAGACAACGTGTAGTAGTTATAATATCCTAAACTACTAATTGACCGAATGAATCACGGTCGAATCTCACATTCAAAAGAGATAGAACCTACGGATGAAGGTGAAAAACTGATAATGTACATGCTTGATCAGGCCACTCCCGACTCAGTTGTCGTAAAATTTGACTCTGAAAAGATGCTGTTCTCAACTAAAACTGTGAACTACATTTGTTTACACGGAGATCAAGGACTCGACAAGCAGAGTGGTCAGGAAATAGCATGGTTGTTGGGTGGTACCGACAAGTATAACATGATACTCCTTGGGCATTTACACAGCAGGATAATTAAGAAAGACGATGACGGTTTCAATTTCAGAAAAATGCATTGTCCGGCTTTCTGTCCTACAGATGCTTATGCTGAGAGACTTGGATTGAGATCATTACCTGGTTTTCTGTTAATTAAAGAGACAATGGACGGGTTACCTGTGATACAGGACATACCGTTAAAATACTAATATGGAGAAATTACATACATTGTATACCGTAGATAGTAAAGACAAAGTGCGAGTCTACTCAATCGAAATTGATGGAGCTAGATTTCGTACTATTACTGGTCTACAAGACGGAAAGAAAGTTACTAGTGGCTGGACTGAGTGTTATAGTAAAAACACCGGTAAATCCAATGCTACTACAGCTGAAGAACAAGCTAAGATAGAGGCTTTGTCAAAGTATCGTAAAAAAGAAGAGTCGAATTACTACAAAACTGTAGAAGAAGCTCAAACATCAACAGGTCAATACTTTGAGGTTATGCTTGCTTCAGTCGGTAATAAGAACGAATTCGATGCTATGTGTAAGAAAGCCGGCACTGACATCCTCATATTAGATCCAAAGTTGGACGGAATGAGGATGTCTGCAAACTTTAAAGAGAATAAAACTCGTAATGGTAAACCAATACCAAGCGTAGATTTCATTAAAAAAGAAATTGATGAATACCTCAAAGATCATACAAATATAACCTTAGATGGAGAGTTGTATAATCATGACTATCATGATAGTTTTAACGAGCTTATGTCTATTTTCAAACGAACGAATTTGTCTGATGAAGATCGTGATCTGGTTGAAAAGGTCGGTCAGTATCACCTATATGATATTCATGTCGCCGATCAACCTAATCTCACAGCTATCGAAAGAAAGAAGTTGTTGGACAAGGTTTGTAAAGAGATTGATCTACCTATGGTTAAGGCGGTAGAGTGGAAAATTGTTTGTTCTCAAGAAGAGTTAGATGAAGCAGTGGAGGAAAATCTGAAGCTGGGGTACGAAGGGTCTATGATAAGATTCCCAAACTCAATCTATAAGCACGGTCGATCAAAAGAATTACTTAAAATAAAAGAATTTATCACAGAAGAATTTACTATAATAGATATCCTCGAGGGAGAAGGAAACAACTCCGGGATGGCTGGATCCATTGAAGTAAATGCTGGTATAGTTGTATCATGCGGAATACGAGGCGATTGGAATTTTAGAAAAAAACTTCTTGCTGATAAAAACTTGTACATAGGTAAGCTAGCTACAATACGACATTTTGGAAGAACCCCAGACAAAAGTCTGAGATTCCCTGTATGTATAGAAATTGATAGATGGTCTTACGAATAACAAAGAAAAATGAATTCAAGGATTATAAAAATTGATGAGCTCAGACAGACGATACTAGAAGTGGTTCAAGACCTGACTAGTACCGTTGTCTCGACGTTTGGTCCAGATGGTAACAATGTACTCTTATATAACAGAGTTACTGGAAAACCATACTCTACTAAGGACGGAGTTACTGTATCGAACAGTTTACAGTATGCAGATCCTGTGAAAAATATGATACTTTCTATAATAAAGGAAAGTGCCAACAACACTAATGTTCTTGTAGGAGATGGTACTACTACCTCCACTCTGTTGATATGTGCTGCGTTAGAACTCATGATAACAAAAAAGATAACATCTAAGAAAGATCTAGAGGATTTTAGCGATGGTATATATCGTGTCATCGAGTACATAAATGATGTCACCGAGATGGTTGATATTGACTCAGAGCAGATAAAGAAGATCGTTGAAATATCATCTAATGGCGATGAAAAGGCGATAGAATTGATAACGGAAGCCATACAAAAGATAGGGAAGTATGGAATCATAGAAGTCAATGCTAACCCAAAGTCTGATAAAACCAGTATACAGATAACAAACGGCGCTTACATCGACTCGAGAGTGGTTGTTTCTCCAAAATCTATGAAAGACACAGATTTCCGTGTTTTGTTGGTAGAAGGTGCTTTAGATAGTGTTCATCTGTTTGTTGACTTGCTTAAAACCCTATATGATCACGGTGTTAGCCACCTCATGATTGTTGCTAAAGAATTTCACAAGGATGTGATTAAGAGTGCAGAAATAAATAACCAAAGAGGTGTGATGAATACCGTGCTCGTAGAAGCAGAAGGATTCTCAAACTCAAGATTGGATATACTATCTGACTTAGCCTTGGTGTTGGATTGTGATATTGTTTCAACAGATAAATCTACGAGTCATAGCATAAGAAATGTCTCTATTTCGAACTTAAGTTCTGCTCATAAACTATCATTATATCAGACAGGAATAATAATTGTCCGTAAAAATGATATTGAGAATGAAGAAATCCTTCTACATATCGGACAGTTGAGAGAGGAACTTGAGAAAGCTACGTCAACAGGTCAGACTGCTTTGGCGAATATATACCGAAAAAGATTGTATAAATTCGTGTCAATAGCAACTATCTCAGTTGGGTCTATAACAGAGGCCGGTATGAATGAACAGAAAGATCGTATTGACGACGCTGTCCGGGCTATATCATCATCAGTTAATGGCGGTGTTATTTATGGTGGAGGTTACACTCTACTGCATGCATACGAATCTGTGAAGTCTATTTCCAATGGTAATGTGAACTATCTTTTAAAAGCACTGTGTCAAACTCCGCTTAATATACTTACCATGGGAAGTCCTTTGGAAAACATAATTGAGAAAATGTCAAGCGATGATTCTTTGGTCTATAATGTTAAAACACGACTTCTGGTGGATGTGAAGAAATCTGGTATTTATGACCCAGCTAAAGCTCTTACAAGCTCTCTATACAACATGTTAGATGTAGTTAAAACTCTAATCAACTCTTCTAGCATGGTTGTCACAACCCAAGGATACGACGATGTTTAGTAATATAAAGAAGATAGATCCTAATGGTAATATCATCAAGAACTTTAAAGTGTGGAGAAAATCAAACCCACTGTCACTGTTTTTCGATAGTAAGGTTGAGTGGTTAGTATGGAAGTACTTAACTATCAACGGTATTCCGATTGAAGTAGAGCCTAAGATCGATCTTCAACCGTCTATCAAGGTGAGTGAGTTGAAGAAAGGTGTGGTAAAAACTACGACACAATTACCCATATCTTTCAAACCGGATTTTTTATTAAAAAACGATGATGTCTACATAGAGGTAAAAGGGTGGGCTACGCCTGAGTTTCGGCTCAGGTGGAAGCTCTTTAAATTAAAGGGGTACGAAGGTTATATCGTACAATCAATCAAAGAATTAAAAGAAATATTAATATACTTGAAGTATGATGTCAGTAAACATAAGGTACCTTCAGGATAACAAATCTCGTATTACTGCGAGTCTTGTGAAGTATGCCTACGAAATAATGGATAATCCTAAGAAGAAGGTAATGGTAGTATTCAATATACCATCCATGGAATCACTAAGAATTCTAGAGGGTATTCTACGTTCTTCTATATCAACTAATGACAGTATTCATATCGATGTGTTCGACGAGTCATCTGTACATTTGTTTGGGTCGGTCATTGGTCACAATGCTCCAGTGATAAGACAGACATCCTTAGAACAAGAGTTTGGTCTTATTTAAAAGAAAATTTGTTAAAGAAACATTGATGAGTGAATTTTTCGATAATATTACCAAAGATCAACTTGCTAATAAAGTTTGGTTCAGTAAGTATACTTTAAGGGATAAACATGGAAATATCTTAGAGAATACTCCCCAGGAAGGGATTACTCGTATCTTAAACGAAATAGTTAGGATTGACACACAACTTAATGACAATGAAATTGATAATAATTTTGCTAGAAGAATTGAGGATTACCTTAATAATGGGGTTATTATTCCTAGTGGGAGTAATCTCTATGGTATCGGCAATAACCACAGTGTTGTTAGTCTTAGCAATTGTTTTGTTATCTCTGGTAACGGGGAGGACAGTTATGGATCGATATTTAGATCAGATCAAGAAATTGTTCAAATAGCTAAGAGACGTGGTGGTGTTGGATTAGACATCTCACACCTACGACCGGCACTATCACCTGTAAATAACTCAGCGCAGAGTTCTACTGGAGCAGTTAGTTTTGCACCAAGATTTTCACACTCAATAAGAGAAGTTGCTCAGGACGGAAGAAGAGGCGCATTGATGCTTACGATAAGTATTAATCATCCTGACTCGCCGACATTCGTATCGATGAAAAGTGATACGACCAGTGTTACAGGGGCGAATGTATCTCTAAAGATAACGGATGAGTTTATGAGAGCAGCAACAAATGCAGAGAACAATGATTTCATACTGAGATTTCCTGTGGATACAAAGCCTCAACCGGAGATTTGTTTAGAATATGATACTCTCTACACATCTCCTGACGGAACGATGCATAAGAAAATAGACGCAAAGAAACTGTTTGATCTTATTGTGCACAATGCCTGGGCATATGCTGAACCTGGATTGTTGTTTTGGGATAATGTTCTAAGAACATCTGTGCCGGATGTTTATGATAAATTCCAGACAGTATCTACAAATCCTTGTGGTGAAATTCGCCTCAAGTAAAAAATCGGGAAATATCGGTGAAATCCCTCGAATAATTATCAAGGATAATACCGAGATAACTTGTTGATTTAAAAGTCAATAAGTATCGTAGAGCGTAGTGGGTGAACCTTTGTAACAGAAGAATATAAACCACCAAGAGTCCCCGAAAGTAATTATGAAATTAGTTTTTATGATTACTTAAAATGTACGCCGAACTTGTGTGATGATAAAACACAAGAAATAGAGGATAAAAAGCCTCTATGATAACAAAATTGGAAATCCCGTTGAGTCCTTACGACTCTTGTCGACTACTCTCTATAGTATTGCCCAGCTTTGTGAAGAATCCATTTACAGGTTCAGCTTATTTTGATTTCGAAGAATTTTTCGAAACAATAGATATAGCTGTTCGTACTATGGATGATATTATTGAGCTTGAAATAGAGAAGATACGTCAAATAATTAAAAAGATTACATTAGATAAAGAATCTTATGAAACAAAGCTTACAGAGTTATCTTTGTGGAATAGAATATTGGAAAGTGCAATTCTCGGTAGACGCGCTGGTATTTCCATCATTGGTCATGCTGACGTGGCTGCTATGCTTGGGTTTGATTACCTATCCGAAAAGTCTCTTTCTTTATATGAAAAGCTACATAAAGAGCTTCTTAATAGAGCCTACTCTAAGTCTTCTGACTTAGCTGTACAACGAGGATCTTTTCCAGAATTTAACTTCGATAAAGAAGTTGAGACCTTAAATAAGACTGCTCTTGATAAAAGTGTTATAGAGAAGATCAGAGTTCAAGGTCGAAGAAACATTGCGTTGTTGACCATACCTCCGTCTGGATCCCTGTCTATTATACGTGGAATATCTTCGGGTATCGAACCGGTATTTATGGTTTCGTATAAAAGAAGAAGAAAAGTTAATCCCAACGACAAAAACGTGACGGTTACTTTTGTAGATGAGGTAGGAGACGCCTGGGAAGAGTATACTGTGGTGCATCCTGGCTTTAGCAAGTACATGTTGATTAATTATGGCATAAGCGAGGAAACTATAGGTAGGATGTCTGACGAGAAGTTAGATGGTTATATCAGAAACTCACCGTATTATCAACAAACCGCTGAGTTCATAGACCCGATTCAGAAAGTAAGAATGCAGGGTATGATACAGAAATACATTGACCACTCTATATCTGTAACTACAAACTTAGTTTCAACCGCTACTGAACAAGATGTGCATGACATATACAAAGAAGCCTGGGAAACCGGCTGTAAAGGAGTGACTGTGTACAGAGATGGGGTTCGCTCAGGTGTGTTAGTAAAATCGACTGAGTCTACCACGTCAAATGCGTTTTCTTACCGTGAAGCACACAAACGTCCACGCGCTGTAGAATGTGATGTAATACGTGCTATGTACAAGGGTAAAAAATACATTGTACTCGTTGGATTACAAAACGGTATACCGTATGAAACCTTTCTCTTCAGTGCTGAAAATGTCTCTGTTCCATTGAGTATGAATACCGGTCTTATTGTTAAGAAGCGAAAGAAAGTTTATAACCTTGCTAATGAGGATGGTACTGTTGTGGTAGACGATATTTTGAATGAGATGAGATATCCAGAACACGGGTATGTTACAAAGCTCATTTCTTTATCTCTCCGACATGGTGCGGATATAAAATTTGTTGTCGAACAGCTCGATGATGAGTATGGAAACATTACAGACATCTCTAAGGTTCTAGCACGAGCTCTTAGGAAATATATACCTGTACCAAGTGAAGTAATTAAAACTGGTAAACCATGCCCCGAATGTGGCGCTGAATTAGTATCTGAGGGTGGATGTGAGCAGTGTTATAGTTGCGGTTATGGTGCCTGCAAATAAACTATTTAATATGAAAATAACAGATAAATTCGACGACTCTTGGTTGGCTTCTATAGGATTTAACCAACTAGAGGATGTCTTAAAATCAGTTGTCACAGCAGTAAAATCAGAAAGGGAGAGCAATAGTGTTCTCCCTGAACATGGAAGTAACTTGTTTTTCGAAGCATTTAAACTTGTACCACTAAATCAAGTCAAGGTGTTGATCCTTGGTATGGATCCGTACCCAAATAAAGGCATCTTTAATGGCTTGGCTTTTGGTAATGGGCAGTTTAATAGTACTCCGAAAAATATAGCAGCTTCTCTTAGAAATATTTCTAAGGAAGTTGATAGAAGCTATCCGTATAATACTGGACCATTCGATTACAGTCTTTGGTCGTGGGCTGCACAAGGGGTGCTTCTCATTAATACAGCACATACTGTGGTAGAAGGTTCCCCAGGTAAGCACTTAGCTTTATGGCATGAATTTACCAAAACTGTGCTATTAGCACTGAAGAATAAAAATGATATCGTGTGGATGTTGTGGGGCAATGATGCTGCTGCATATGAAAAGTATATGGTCAACACTACGCATGTATCAATAAAAACAGGACATCCGTCCCCTTTGAATAGAACCAATCCTTTCGTTGGAAGTGATTGTTTTTTACAATGCGACGCATTCCTATCAAATCGTAATATCGAGAAAATAAAATGGAAAATTTAAAGAATGGCGATATGCTACAAGCCTTAGTGGACGATATTGTTGCTACAAAGGAATATGAAGTTATGATGCCGGAAAGTTACAGCGATTTAATGTCTAGGATTCCTGAGAACATGCAAAAAATGTTTAAGACCTTCTTGTTTCATGCACCATACCTAGACTTCTTCAAGGGTGCGTCTGTCTTTGTTACTGGAGATCAGTCTATAATGAATATGGTAGATCCGGAAGAAGTTGTATACCATCTGTTTCAGATAGTGGATAATGGTACAAGAGTAGAGTTTTTAGTAGCTGAAGTAGCTGTATTAGCTCATCTTTTTGTTACCGCTATGAAAATTGTACACTCTGATAAGTATAATGCTGACGCTAAGGAAAAAGCACAAGAACTTATTGATGAGTCTAGTGTTGAGGTTTTGAGTTATCACATTAAGAATCTAATCGAACTATCCAAATCAGATGATGAAGTATCTAAAAATGATGAAAATCAAGATGCTGAATCAACAAATGGATAAGGATTACAATAATTACCAAGCGCGTGTCGTGGTTATAGATAATGTTCGTAAACATGAAAACGCGGATAGACTTCAGATTACAAATATATTTGGATCTGATGTGGTGATTGGTCTTGGTGTTTCTGTCGGAGATGTTGGGTTGTACTTTATTAGTGGAACTCAACTCTCTACAGAGTTTGCCTCATCTAACGATCTTGTTAGAAAAAAGGACCCTGTCACTGGTGAAGTTTCCGGTGGAATGTTCGATGAAAACAGACGAGTTCGAGCACAGACGTTGCGAGGTCAGAAGAGCGACGGATTCTTTATAGAACTACCATCGTTAATCAAAGCCGGCGTAAGTGAGAAAACAGTTTCTAATCTGAAAAATGGAGATTCGTTTGTCGAGCTTGACGATATACCGGTGTGTAATAAATACATCATACCTTCTCAAACACCTGGAACGATAGGTAAAGCGAGAATCAGAAATCCAAAAGAGTTGGTTTCTAAAATGTTTTTACAACACTTTGATACACCTCAATTTAGATTTGTTGTTGACAAACTTCTTGATGAGTCCATCATCGATTCTCCTATTGTTATAACAGAGAAGTTACATGGTACGAGTCAGAGAACTGGTAATATGCTTATAAAGCAACCTCTAGTAGGATTTAAAAGATTTATAAGCCGCCTATTTTCATTACCTACGGAAAATATCTTCTACAAACATATTATAGGAACAAGAAGAACCATCGTGAAAAGTGCAGATGGGTATCACTCAAGATCGTTGAGAATCGATGCTGCATCTCCATTTATGAATTTACACAAAGGAGAGACTGTATATTACGAAGTAGTTGGATATGATGGTGATAAACCAATCATGGGATCAGCCGACAATAGTAAGGTCGATAAAGACTTTGTTAAAAAGTACGGTAAGACAACGGTCTTTGCTTACGGTAATAATGTCGGTGAATTTAGTACTCACGTATACCGAATCACACAGACTAATGAAGACGGTATTGCTGTAGATTTATCCTGGGAAGCTCTAAAAGAGAGATGCTCTGAGTTAGGAGTGAAGCATGTTCCAGAACTAAAGGTTTCAACAATAAGTGGGCTGATTGAAGATTATTGTAAATTCAATAGTATTGAAGTAGCATACACTCCAGAAATGCTTACTAAAGCAGTTGAATACTTTGTTGACATTACCTCCACCCTTGACCCACTTCACGTAAGTGAGGGTGTTTGTGTTTTAATAGGAAATGCTCGCACTTCGAGAATATTCAAACATAAAGGATTCTACTTCAAAGTATTGGAAGGAATCATAAAACCATCAGCATCTTCTGATCAGGAAGTGCTGGAAGAATCTTAAAAAGTAATAAAAATGAGAATAATAACAGAAGGACTGTCGGACAGTCCGTACGATGTATACGAAGATTACTCTGAAAAGGAGAACTCTGTTATCATGATGCGTGGTTTACCTGCAAGTGGTAAATCAACGGTAGCTCGAACTATTCAGAAGCAAAGTGATAAATTATCAATTATCAATAAAGACTCATTTCGTTCTATGATTGGATTAAGTTTTGATCGAAAATTAGAGAATGCTGTGGTTCAGGGACAGAGAAACCTGGCCTCGGCACTTCTTAAAAATGGGTTTAGCATTATTGTTGATGACACAAACCTCTCAGAAAAATACTTTAGCTATTGGAAGCAACTTGCAGAAGATAATGGATGTAATTTTTACGCTATAGAGATGCTAACTTCAGTCGAGGATTGCATAGAGCGCGACTCGAAGAGAGAGGCATCTGTTGGAAAGGATGTTATCATGGGGATGTATAGTCACTTCAATGGTCCTTACAAGGGTGATGAAAGAAACTACGCTCCGCAGCCTAAAGATAAACCTAAGGCTGTTATCATCGATATCGACGGTACGTTAGCGCTAAGAACAAATAGAGGTCCATTTGACGAGTCGAGGTATTCGAATGATATCGTTAATGAGCCGGTTCATTGGTTAATTAAGACTTTGCCGTACAACGTAACATTGTTGTTTCTATCCGGAAGAAAGGGTACTCCAGTAGGTTCTGCAAGTACTGTGTCGTGGATACAGAATAATATTGATGTTGGCGGTCGACAAATAAGTCTTATGATGCGAGACAAGGATGATAATCGCGGTGATGACGTTGTAAAGAAAGAGATATACGAAACCAGAATAAAAGGAAGATACAATGTCAAATTCGTTCTGGATGATCGTGATAAAGTAGTTAAAATGTGGCGTGATGAACTCAACTTACCTACATTCCAGGTATATTGGGGAAATTTTTAAAAAATATTTATATGGAAGAATTAAAGCGTGCAATAGACCTCGACAATCAAGTTGTTGAGGATATGATCAATAGCATCAGTACAAAGTTTTTATCAAGACCGGTTAGTGTTAGAAATAATAGGAAAACTACAAGAGGTCGGCATGTCCAACACATCGTAGAATCTGAAGATGTAATTGCGGATACTGATCTGGGTTTTACACTTCATGAAAGTAAGGTATTTCTATCAAAACCAGATCCTAGAACAGGGACTGTTGTGAAAACCAAGTGCGGTAAATGTAAGGAGAAAAGATTCGTTACTGTGTATGAAAAAGATGATCTGATTCGTACTAACTTAATAGGTAATAGAATAATACATATCGCTAAGAATGAAAAAGACAGCAACAATTCTAAAGAAGTATCAGTATCTGGGTCTGACGGAGGAGAAAGTAAGGCTTAATCCTCATTGGGATGATTTGACAGCCGATACACTGGAGTATATAGCACTGCAGGTTAAACCATCTTATATACCCAGGTGGGTTGCGAATATTCTATGGAAGCGCGCACCTCATTCGTACATAATGAAATGGTTTAATAATTCGATGATAACGAGTATATCAGAAAAGAATAATCAACTGTTTTATACACGACAAAGTCTTGTTAGTAATGAAGACTCCGTTAAGAAAGCCATGAAATCTTTAATAGGTAAATGCTTTCAAGTGTGTTCAATATGCGGGAGCGAGCTTAATCCAGTGAAGTATGGAATAGTCTCTAAGTGCGATGTCTGTATTGACAAGGGACTCTAGTCCGACAAAAATTTATTTAGTGTGTATTTTAATCCTCGGGCCTCGTGCTCGGGGATTTTTTTTTACTATAATATTCTATATGAAGAGTGCTAATGTAGAGGAGTTTCATAAAGAGCTCGAATTCAATAAGAAGAGTGATGCGATGATGGCTCATCAGAGAAGGTTATTATCGCGTGTTAAGCCTATCGAGAATGCTTCTCAATCTGACATACCATATCAATATGCATTAGCTCAAGCACAGTACATATGTGATGTATACTCTGATATTACATTACTGCCTTTCAAAGGGTTTTACTCAAACTTTCTTGCTATGGTTACAAAAGAAAAATTTCAAGCTGATCACCATGTCATATTTAACGACTATGGTATGCTTGAAATTAATCATGAATCTCTGAACAAACTCAGACCAATAAAGATAATGCTCGATGCTTCTAATAGTTATTAGAGAACTTTATCTTATCCCACGCTGACTTCTCATCCTTTTTCTTCTTCTTCTTTGGATTTTTCAAAGGTTCGTACTCGTTGCCTGTTATCCTGGATATTGAGTATATACCAGTATCGATAGTTTTACCAACCCCAGTAGATACGGCAATCTTTTTTAGATAATACAAAGTACCTTCTCCGTCCATCTGTACAGCCATGGATATGGCTTTTAACAGGTTTTCACCTGCTTTTACAGCTATACTTATCAATGGGGATATATTATCCGTCATGCTCATCATAGTAGCAACAAAGTTTAACTCGGTGTAAGCATTTAGAAACCCCTTTGAAATATACTCGTAAAGAGGTCCTTCCTTCTCTTCATTGTCAAACATATCACTCATCATCATGAAGACCCACGCTACTGCACCAAGTATAAGAAAATCAGTAACAGACTTTGCGATGTTTTCTTTTTGTTGTCTAGTCCTATTCTTCCACGTATATGCAAAATCTCCAGTGGTGATTCCTAGCGTATTGTTATCAGATCCGGATACCAACGACTTTAATAGCTTACCATAGGTTGCAAAGATCCCTTCGAACATTTGTGGTACATTAGCCCACTCCTCTGTTTGTTCATTCCAAACCTTCAGGTTCAATGAATGATCTGTATATGAGTGTGAGATATAGTTCTTTATCTTCGGTGCGAACCACCTCTTGTATGTACCCATTATACGACCAAGTATGTAGTAATCCATATGCACCATACCGTCCTTAGTCATGGAACCGTATGAACGTACTGCATACTGCTTTAGAGTTTTCCTATCAACCGTACTATAAGGGCCTGTTAACCTACCGTTCTTATCCAGCAACCCTTCTGCGCTCATCTCATCTCTTACAAAAAGCCACAGTTTATACTTCTTTATCTGTTCTTTAGTCTTTGGTTTTTTTGACTCAGGATCTCCTTTTCTCCAGATGTAAAACCTAGGGTCAAGATCCTCATTGTAATGCCATTTACCGGTATCTGGGTCCTTCGCATATGCTTTGTCTGTACCGTCCGTATACATTTTCGCAATGAACATTATCTGTATAGCGTGGTCGATTGAGTACTTGTTCAATCCCTGACCAATCATACTAGACAGAGCGTGCGCTTTATTATATCTCTCAACATCTTTCAATGAGTCGATGTCGGCATTTATCATTCCATTTTGATTGCATATAGCGGTAACTTTTCTGGAATCATTGAAGTCTGGCATCAAAACCTTCACAGCCATAGCCATAGACTCAGCTGTAAAGTGAGGGTTGTTGTTTGTAGCCTGCATTAAGCTTTGTGTGACAGATGCTGCAAGTGTCTGTACTATAGATGTGGATGCTTCCACTGTGATCTGCTTGATACTTGCAGAAAATATCAACGAAGATACCATTGACTTAGCTAAATCCAGTGTCTTCGCACCCCACTCCTTTTTAAAGTTATTATTCACCACTGCATTACTCCATGAGGTTAACATCTCCCTTGTTATACTCGTATCTAATGATGGGTTAAACTCCTGCAACGATTGTAGCAATATGTCAGCAGATAGTGATAACTGGTTTATAAATCCAAATTCCTGTTTCTTTCCACTTTCAAGTAATGTGTCTATCAGAACGTAACCCAAATCTGTTTCAATTTCATGCATACCCATGTCGTCTTCTATAGCAGTACCTTGGATATTGGTAGAATCTACTATATTACTGAAACGGAAGTTTGATACAAACTTATTATGATCTTTATCTTTCACATAGTTTCTCGCATTCTTTGGTTTAAACTTCTTCGCCACAGATTTCGCTACTCCTTTCGCTGATCTTTTATCAAGATAAGTAGCTCTTATTATTGGAACCAACCCAGAAGTGTCTATAATACCTTCATCGATCTTTCTTCTACCGAATGGGTCAGCTAGTACAGACAAAGAATCCCTCATATGTTTATTGAAGAATTTTATATAAGCTCTCTGTGCCGGCAGTAAATCGGGGTCGTTTTCATCACGAAGTATCATCCACTCATTCCTTCTGGTTTCATCAAAGTCAGATACCTTAAGTAACGGATGAAACACTATTTTATTGAAGTTTGGAGAAATTTTAGTTACTCCAGCTTCCGTCGCCAAGGCTTTTAGTAACACATTGTGTTGCTCCCTCACTTCCATGGTATTCATTTTAATACGCTGTGTAGCCGCTTCACGCGCTAGTTCTAACTTCTGCATTACCTCATTACCTGACGTTATGGCAGAGTCTAACATCATCAAGACTTTTGAAGTAATCAAGGTCGTTGACTCGTCTAGAATACCCTGTGTTTGTGTTAGTAACCGAGATACTATCTTGGCGTCTCTGTCTACATTACTTCTATTTTTTCTTGTTGTAGAAACTGATAGATGCGCTTGTATGTCTCCTAGAGCTGTGATCAATGCGAATGGTATGTGACCACCTTCTTTTGCTTCCTGCACCTTGTTGTATAAGTTTGTTCTCATAGCAAATAGTGCACTATTGGGGTCGACTGTGTATAGAAATGAGTCAATATCCTCCATAGGTTGGTTCATCAGCTTATCCAGCAACTCTACCACACCTTCTCTATAATCTTTTTTATTTACTTTCTCCGAATTTATCAAGCTTATTATTTCTGGACTCAGAACAGACTTTCCTTTTGCTTCCTTACTGAAGTGATCTATCATTTTGAGTTTTTCCAGCTCCATGCTAAGTGTAGTATCATATATAATTGGGTCTCTGTCAGAAGTAAGTCTCATGGAAGCTACCTTCATCTTTGTAAACTTAGTGTCTGGATTGACTTCTAACATACGAGCTGCTAATACACCCATCTTGGTAGATATGAGCTGAAATATATCGGCTCTCTCTGCTGTGTGCGCTGGGTTTAATTGACTTGCTTTTACCATCGCGTTGGTTGCGTAGTTTCCTACTATAGTAGAATGTGTAGCACTTTTATTAAATCTTAAATATCTCCTTGTGTTTGCAACAACAGTTATTAGAGTTATTTCATGTGTGACATCGTTCTCCACAACAAGTATATCATTACCAAGATCCTTCGCTAGATCAGGGTACAAGTCTCGAGCTATTGAAACGCTGCTATTAGCAAGATCAATACCTCCTAATATAGCCTTTGCAGCTAAATCTTTATTTGATCCACTCACTATGTTTGTACTTTTTCCGTACTTCAGAGCATCTGCGTATACCACGATGTCTCTGGAATATCGATAACTCGAGGCTAAATTATTCTTTGCTTCTTTCTCAAAGATTTCCAACAGACTCTTTTTATCTTCATAGTCTTCACGACTTAACTTCACAAACTTACCGTAACCGTCTTTATCTGTGATGTCAGAATTTCTATAAGAATATGTGCCGTCAGTACCCTTCACTATGGATCTATACTTCTTCTCGGCGTAGAGCTTTGGGTCGTCCACAACCGACACAGCTTGATTATTACTAATCTCTTCTAGTATCCCAAGGTAACCCTCTTTCTCACTCTTTGCAAATGACTTTGATGCATCATTCTGGCTTGCATTATTCATAAGTACATTGAAGACACTTGTAGATGGGTAGAATGTACGTATCTCATTCTTTAGCTCCGGGTTTACGTTCTTATATGAGCCAGAAATACTTAATCCATGAGCTCTAAATCTTTTACTACTTGGGTCTTTTTTCTTATTCTGTTCTGGTATTGTAAAAGATGAACTAGTGAAGATGATTACCGACTTTCGTACGTTAAACTGTGTACCATTCATATCCTTGAGGATTGCTGTGTACAGCGACTGCTGTGCTTTTGCTGTGTTCATAGCAGTAGCAGCTTCATTATCAAATAAAGCTCCTAATGTATCACCGTACGCGTTATCAACAGCTTCCGCAGATTTACCGTACTCTTTAGTCTTAAAGTCAACAGTAACTACATTCTGAGAACCTACGCCATCAGCATCTCTGAACTGAAGTAAAAGGTCGACTGTACCACCTAACTTCAGGATTTTATTACCTATGGTTTGCTCCGGTCTCATTATTATCGATCCAGGTTCTTGCTTGAACTCTTTTTCAACTTCAGATACAATATCAAGTATTCTCTCTATAGCTGATCTGTACGAATTGTCGTATACAGCGGCTTCGCGAATTGTTGACTTGGTACCCTTTCTATTCTCTGAATTAACCTTCTTCTTACCCTTATCGATCAGGTAACTAATTGTGGAAATTTGTTTTCCGTCATAAGTCATTTGCTTGTCGAAAAAGTTCTGTATGGTTTGTTTCAAAGTTCCGACTTCTTTTCCATCTCTCTTGTCGTTATAGTACTTATCTCTCTGCTTCTGTACTTCACGCAGAACCGTCTCGAATATACCGTGTGTAAGAGTACCAAACTCGGTATGGGCTGAGTCTTTATCCCTGAGGTTGAGTTTCTCCATATCAATGAGATCTTTATCCAGAATACCAGCCTCTCTCATAATACGATCGCTAGCTATCTTCGAGCTGTCTATAGAGTGCTTCTCAACCAATGATCCATACACAGATTCCTCAACAGATGCTATTGCTCTTTTTGTTATCTGCTCATCATATTTCTTCTGGAGGTATTGATCCAGTGATATCTCTTGAAGGTTGTATCTCCTATTATTCTTATTTGCTAGATCAAGATCTTTTTCATACTTACTTTTTGTAATCAATGAGGTGGTACGTGTTAACGACCCCATGGTTGGTATGTGATAGAAATTATCGTCAATGCTAGTTGGCTTTATTGCTTCGAGTGTACCACTATAGTCTTGTCTCTGTACATGAGAGAATTTAACTCCAGTGTCGAACATCTCTTGTATGTACATTTCCTCTGCTTTTTCTGATCCAAAAGCCTCTACTGCATTTTCATATACTTCCGATGGCTTTCCATCTAACCCAAGAAAAACTTTTTTACACCCCATGTTACTGATTCTATTTGTTGTTACTTATTGTATTATAGTTAATTATTCGCATATTGTATATATGTAACCATAATCTTCCAGTAACTTTTTTGCTGCTTTTATATCTATCTCTGCCCCCATGTTCGACATCGCAATCATGCTTAGTGTCCTTTCAGAGAATGTGTCAAAAATACCACCGTACTCAGATAACACATCAACACCTATCTTATCGATAATAGATGTAAACGACATGTTACTCTTTATAACTTCTTTACCGAACACAAGGTTAAAAAGTTTCGCTAGGTAGTCTATGACCTTATCAAATACACTCGAGTCTGACAAAGACTTCTTGATGTTCTCGATGGTTTTGGACCCCTTCTGAGTTTGAAACCTTGATACTAACTCAGCTAATATCTCTTCGCCAAGTTCAACATCAGTAGCTTCCGGGTATAATGCTTTCATCTCTTCGTATAACTCAGTCTCAAGCGCTTTCTTTATCAAGTCTTTATACAATGTATTGTCTTCGAACTTAAGATGGTTAAAGTAGATGTGAGCAAACTCGTGTAAGGGAGTGTCCATATCCACAAGATCAGAATTATACACGATCAGATTACCTTTGACAAATCCTTTAGTCTTACTAGCATCCGGAACACCGAGGCTTTTATCTGCTTCGATCTCCTTGGTACTCATTAATACTGTTGCATAGTTTTCTGGCAGTGCTTCCGAAACCTTATCCATTATAGCACCCATGACTTGCGAGTTAACCACCCTCTTGTTGCTATTAGCGAATCCTATACCTACCGTCACACGTGATTCCTTCGGCTTCTGTCCTCTTATGCTTTGAACAAATGAGTCTCTAACTCCCTCTGATATCATAGCGTTTCCGTCAACGTCAGTATACAAGTCCATACCTTCTCTCGACATCTTCTCTGCTACAAACTTGGAGAAACTATCTGACTCCAATGCATTGAGCATCTTCATCAAGTCGGTGAAGGACATAGAACCTTTTTCAGCAGAACTCGAGAACTCCTCTATCATTTCGTTAGTAATAAACTTAACTGGTTTACTCTCAGACATTAATCCCATGTCCATCAATTTCTTGACTTCTTTGAACCCCTTTAATATCTCTATTGGAGTACCTATAGTACCTTTTATAGCATCCAACGAAATCGAGCGTTCGTTCATAAACAATACGGCTTCGGTCGAACTATTAAATGACCTCATAGTATCGTGAAGTTTCTTTGAATCCATAGCAAGGGCCATACTCATACCGCTTCCGTATTTTGATGCTATCTTAACACTCTCGAGTATAGTGTGCAGCGCTTCCGCAGCTTCCATAACATCTTCCCTGGAGATCGGTTTCGCTGTTTCTTTTGCCTTCGATATAACCTCTTCAAAAACCGGCTTATTAGTATCTGTCAACTCGAACATGGTATAATCGCCATCCATTCGTTTATCTTGCGGTATCATTATTGTTCCGCTAACTCCACTCCTTAACTTCTTGTTTCGGATATCTAGATCTTTTTGATCGAGTCTGGTTTCTAAGTTTGTTATGTATAGTTTATCTCCCAGTGAAGTAAGTGTAATAAAGTCATTTGCTTGAGACGCTCTCTTTCCTTCTATAGCTTTCTTCTTTATGGTATTTCCAATCAATCGAATAATACTATCGCTTTTGTCTATCTCCCTCTCCAATATATTCTTATTAAGAAGCACATACTCGCCGGTACGCGACCTGCGCGCTATGTATTGAGATTCATTATCCCTTATGTTATTTGGATTAATACCTATGACTGATCTTCTCGAGCCTTTCTCAAGCAACTCTTTAAAAGCACTATCGGCTTTCTTTAGTATCACAATTTCGTTGCTGGTATTCTTTCCAAGAACTACACCACGTATAGCTCCGACTCTTTCTTCCAGAGTGGTACCTTTTGGGTTTATTGTATTAACTGCATAGTGATTTTCGAAGGTCAAAACGACATATGATTGTAGTGTTTGATCCCACGCAAAGATATCATTACTATCCTGACTCATGAAATAATCTGGCATTTTCTTTCCACCGGCTTCCTTCGGATTCAATCGAAGAGAGTTGAGGTACGAAATGGCGTTATTCTGGTCTATTGCACCTCCAGAAGGTAGCGGAATGTCTTCCATACTATCCGCCATTTCTTGTGTTATCCTGGGCTTGCTATAGGTATATTTCTTCGGTAATAGTTCTGGTACTAATATGTAGAAGTCTTTCTTGTTTCTATTTATTTCTTCTGCAATATCCTTTATATTGTTTTTGAGGTACAACGAATAACCTTCTATAACATCTGTATGAGCTAGAGCCGCAACAGACCCGCCGCCGAATTTCGCATTGTGCACAATCAAACTGTACATGAAGAGTGCTTTATAAGCTTCATAATCTTCATTCTTTATTCGATCCATATCATCTCGAAACATTATAAATTCATCCTGAGATAAGTCGTTCAATACAACCCCTCTTATGACCGGCATAACTTCTTGAGACTTAGAGTCAGTTCTTTGTGGTGCTGTAAATTTTGCAACCATGCGGTTGTTGGGAAACTTCGCTTTCAGGTAATTTATACCAGTAGAAGCCATCATTTGTACGAATTCTTTTCTACCCGCGATGTTATCGTATATGTTGGTATCTTCCACCTCTGATACATCAAATAATACATTGTCGGACCCCGGTACTCTATAGATACGCTCATCACCTTCTAAACTACTCAGGTATTTTGCAACCGTATATTTTACTACAGAGTTCTTGACATCATCATATATCTGGTCTACATTGTAAAGTTTACCTTTATCATCTTCTTCCTGAGTCGAAAGTATGATCGCCTCTGTTATTGAGTAAATATCAGCAACCCTGTCCGTGATTCTCTTAGCCTCGAACATTGTAATGTAGTAATTAAACAAATGCGGAGTGTTCTTTAAGACAAATGGTATGTTCACACCGGCTTTAACTCTATTGTAACCATCCACCATTCTTGTAACGTAATCATCAGTATAAGATCCCTTACTTTCATGCATTTTCATAGCAGCTCTTACAAACCTTTGCAGATCAAACTTCTCTATCGCATCAGCTGGGTTCTCTACATTGTATGCCTGTATCTTGTTGTTTATCTGATTCTCTATCGAGTATACGTAAGAGAAAGCATCCTTCATGGGTACCGGCATACCGGTTTGTATTGCAGTCAGTGTAGCAATAGCTGTGAATTCTTCTGATATGTCTACAAAGGCACTTAGCTGCATGATTGGGTTAGTCAGTGCGTTTATACCTTCGATGTCTTTTTTATGAGATGCGATATATAAGTCAATGGCTTTTCTTAGAGAATAAACCGGGTTCTTCACGTCTGGTTTAGATGTATCTTTCGAATCTTGCAGTGCCTTGAAGATTTTTACAGAGCTGTCAGCTTTCTCCATGGCTTCTACACCTCTTATTATACGTATCGCATCCTTGAGCTGAAGGCCTGTATGAAGCATTGTTGCTACAACAATGTTGGTATCTCCGGTAATTCCTATTCTACCTAATATCATCAACTTAGCGTTATCGGTTGCTGCGGATAAGATAGCTGATAAGTCTTCCCAAACCTGAGGTTCCACCATTATATCACCAAGAGCATTTTCTTCAGTAACGTATCTCATGGCTATAGCATACTGAGCCTCGTCATTACCCGCGTTATCCAACATCTCTTTTCTATACTCAGCAACTCTCTCACTAAAGTTCATAGACTTCATCTCTGGCGTAGGTATATACATACTTGCGTTAGAGATTGTTCTTAAGTTTTTTACTCCTGAAAATACACCGTTATCATCGTAGTCAGCCACCTGAATTGCATTCTTATCGAATTTAAAGGTCCTATCAGGGAACAACTCCTTCAAAGCAGACTGCATTTCTGTGACTTCTGCTTGGGAGTACTGTGAGTGAAACAAGTAATAATCACCCATCGATTCGTCTGCCGAGGTGATAAAACTTTGGAATACAGTAAAAAATGAACGTAGTTGACTAGCGGTTATACTAGTACCGTCTTTACCATCCAAAGCATCGCGTTCCGATTTGAACATGTATATCGGATTCATTGTAGTAGGTTTATTGCTTGTATGAAGCACTTCCAAAACCTTATTCTTACTCTTGTTTATCCTATCCTTTAGACCTTCATAACTAGGTGTCTCTATAAAATTCCCCAATCTCTCACCATCTATCTTAGTGGCAGCTTCTATCGCATTATAACTACTCTCTATGGTCTTTATTAAGTTGTATATAACATTGTTATGTACAGCAAGATAGAATCTTTCCAGTTCATAAGCTCTGATCGCTTCTACTTGATCTTTCGGCTTACCTTCTAACTTTGCTTCTAATCTCTTTTCGTACATGTCTTTCGATATGGGAGAGTCTAGACTACCATCATCAGTATAATCACCCCAGAACACATTCTCTCCAGAATCTGACATTAAATACGCCATCAAGTTCTGTTTATCAATATCGTAGTCAGCACCGGTTATAATAAGCATTTCTAAGGCAGAGAACGAGGAGTTTTGCTGACCATTGATAAACGCTTTTATCTTTCCAGAAACAGAAGATTGTTTACCTTGTCCAGGAATACGACCAGTTATGAATCGCAAGGACATATCAAATGATTCTGCTAAAACCGAAGACTTTGCGCTTGCAAATTTCTTTACAAAAGAGTCTTCGCCGTGCCTACTTAATAAGTTAGTCAATAAGTACTTATGCTGTTCTTTTGTTGTGTAGAATGTATTCTCTCCTACAGCTTCCTCAGCTTTATCTCTTAGAAACATGACTTCTGCCTTTACTTTAGCTAAATGAGAGTACAATACATCATCTTTACCAGAATTTTTCTGCAAGAACGATAACTTACGTATAGCGTTGTCGTATGTTTTCAGCACTTGAATGTCTATTGACTTGGAAAAACCTCTGTCAATTATAGATGAAAAGTCAAAGTCACGACTCGAATCTATATTTGACAATATTCGTTTGTTGAACCACTTCACTATGTGTGATGTTCTGATATCTCTTTGTGATATGTATCTATCTATGTTTTGTATCTTCGATTCAATGGACGCCTTCTTAATTGGATCTGTCTCAGAGATAGATTCGGTTTGATAACCCTCTTTCTTCTTTAATAAAATCTCTTTTCCGGAAGTAAAGTTACCCCTCTTATTGTAGAAATGTTCCACAAGAGTTTGTTCTTCGTATGTAAGTGTACCATCTGTCACCACTGCTTCTATATCAGGGTCCTCATTCATACCCTCTATATCACGTATAGTATCGTCGCTGTTGAGATAGTATGTTAGCTTTGATAATATTGGCGAGTAGAACTCTGCCGGTCTTGCGTACCAGTTTCTAGTTCCATCGATATTACTAAGTGAGAACTCTACAACTTTTTCAGCAACAGACTTCAGTGATTTATTTCCATGTACCCATGCAATCATAGAGTTTGTTACATCAGCTAATTCGTTGGTAGCCATAAACTCTTCGTACATTTGGTTCTCAGCTTCTGAGGTTCTGAATAAAGAAGTATCAATACCACTCCTTAATTTGGTTGAATGTAAGAAATAAGCTTTTCTCAATGCATCCAATGACTCTTGGTTTTTCGGAGATATCTTACTCTTTCCACTTAATATCTGACTGATAATACGATATGTTCCGTACTCTTTAGAATCTAAAAAGTCTACAATCTCCCCTGTCTTTGGGTCTCTGTACGAGAATGCGAGCCACCTTAATTTTTCCTGTACCTGTGTATTTCGATATACCCCTAATAGACGCGACGTCATCCCCATACCCATGGCATCTTCCACTGTCATTCCAACTTTCGCTAGTTTTCTTGTAATAGATGATAATGTTATGGGAGTGTTTGCTAGTATCTCTCCCTCGCCTGGAATATCCAACGGAACCGGTAACATCACATAATCAGACGGTGTGAGTAATTGTATACTCTCTGTAGTTATTACTTCATCTACTAATCCAAGAGCAACTCTTCTACTTTCATCTTCTACAGATAAAGAAGTTCCAATGGTACCGTATGCAGCTTTGTTTAAGTCTGATCTAGTCATGTGCTTTATCTGACCAGTACCGGTGTTTACATTGTATGTGGATAGATGGTGATGTGATGCAGATACTACATATTGACCCCCACCGAACTTCAGCTGAATGCCGGCTTTGTTGTATTCAGAGTATATTTTACTCTGCGCATACGGCATTATCTGGTTTAGATTGAAAGACAAGTTATTGATAAACTCTGGCGAGAGTATATCTGCTGACAGACCCCCGCTGCCCATAACATCCATTTGCTGCTTAAGCAGATCACGTACAAACCTTTCTATACCGGCATCTATTGTTGCTATGTAAACTGCATTATCCTTTTCCCACTGTTTTCGTTCCTTTTCTGAGTTGAATTCCTTGATGCCTATCTCGTTGTATATAGCTCTTAGTTTCGCTTCATCCAGATTAGCATTGTTATCCACAACAACATCTCTTACTCTCTTGAACACCACATTCTTTAGCAATTCGAGTTTTGTCGATGAGAGTACTGACAGTCCGATGTCGATGTTAGAGGACTCTTTCATAGAACGTCCCTGAGCTTTATTTGCAGCAATCATCTGACGTACTAGTGTTACTCTAGACTCATGCATATTCTCTTCACTACTAGCGTTAACAACTGACCTCTCTGAGGTTATTTCGGGACTATGCTGTGCATTTAGAATAGTAATGTTGTTGTTATTCAACGAAACTACGTAACGACCTTCTAGGGATAAGCCGGTTCCAATCGGATCTTCAAACTCTTCTTTTGTAATAAGCTTTCGTGAACCTATCTTTACCTGTGACTCGTGACCAACTTTGTGTATAAGTTTATCACGTATATCGTATATAACGTTTTGTAGAGTCAAATCATCTCCTACTGATGTATATCCTATTACATTAGTTGCGTTAACAAGAGATTCTTGATTGTCGATGAACCCAAAGTAATCCCATATCTCTTGAAAATTATTAAATATCACAGGTACTTTATTTGTCTTGTACACTTCGTTATCCAGATTGTGTTCTAACTGAGATAGTGTCATTTCTCCAGAAGCTAGCATTCCTCTGATCTCTGCCACACTAGTGATAGTACGTCTACCACTACCGTTATCTACAGAAATTAGCCCCAAACCAAGACCATTATTTTTCCATATATCTCTGTCTATTACAGTATCAAAAGGTGCGTTGCTTAATAAGTTACCATCAGAGTCAACACGATCAACGTATATCTCCCTTCCGTTGTCTCCATACTGTATGGCTTGTCCCATCAACATAACCCATTTCATATGTGACGGTGTTGCATTTTTTAGAATTTCATAGTTCCACGCATCGAACGATGCTTTCTTTTCAGAATGTATAATTCCGTGTTCATCCGTAGTAAGAGTTAAGTCCTTTATCGCACTTCCATTCTTTGTAGAGTACGCTGATTCGTTATTACCGAATGAGTTGTTGTACATTATAGAATATGCTGGGTGTAGCAACATAACACCGTCGTATGGGTCAGCTGATTCTTGTTCAGGGTGTCCAACAACATCCAACAGCATCGTGAACTCTTCTACCGTTATCATGTTTGTATGACTTGTAAGCATTGCACCAGGCTCGTTATCGGATGCTAAACATGCGGACATACCGGTTGTGCTGAGCATTGAGTTTCTTTTCAACTGATCTACAAATCCAGCAGTCTCCATCGTCAGTATCTGATTCATTATGATAGCAGTAACCATCTCGCTCTCGCTCATGTTGGATTCCATCATCTCGTTGTATAGCTCATACATCGATCCAGGAGGATAATAATCTCTACTGTTTAAAGCTTCTGTTACCTCTGACAATATGACCTCGGGATGTTTAAAATCTATATCCTCAATGATTATATCATCCTTACCCTTTTTATATTGCTTGTATTGAACCTCACCACCGTTAAGTATCCTAGCAATTTCCAAACCAGCTGTTGATTGTGCGAAGAAGTAAGCAGTAGTCATTGCATTAAACATAGCATCTTCGTTGGATGTGTATACTGTTCCTAATAACTTAGACAACCCTTTCCTTGCTTCTATACCAACACTCTTGCTTGTATAACCAATGTTTGCTAACTCTCTTTTAAAGATACCAAGCTGAAGATCAACGTATGCAAAAGCTCTATGTTGTTGCTTGAACATGTTCACCTTATTCACGTTGCTAGCTGGAACGACCGCAAATCCGTTCGAATCTTCAATAACAAATGCATTCTTTGTAAGATCTGTTAAAGTTATTATACTTGAGAATGGTATTTTACTTCTTGAAATAAGTTTTGCTAAACCTGTAGCATCAGTTATACCAGTCGAGTCGATTCCTAACATAGCAAGAGCAGGTTTCCAGCTCTCAATAAGACTTTTCTCGTATCTTTTGAAATACTCAGAATGAGACTTGTACCATTGAGCTTTGAGAAAATCCGTGTCTAAAGAGTCAGGCCCTGTCTTTCTAACCTTACCTTTCCTCTTTATAGGAAATGCTTCGTATCCATTATTATCGCCAGATCTAAGAAGTACAGCCGGTATGTTCTTCTTATCGGCTAAGTTCATTGGTTGAACTATGAACTGTTTTCTACTTGTGTGTGCTAACCTACCAATGAAGTAAGTCTCTATTGCTTGCTGTACATTCTCTCCAACTGTTAGGTTTTCAGCCGCCTTGCTTATGTCTCCCTTCACGAAACCGTCCTTCGTAGCGGATCTAAGCAATTCCAACTGACCTGTGCTGATAAATGAACCACTACTCATATTTCTACCACCATTCTTGCGGTCTCTCTTCACATAGAGTATCTCAAGTTTTAGGTTAGCAAACTTACTCGATACAGTTTGTGTAGGCGCTATCTCTCCTACGGAAGTTAAAACTGACTTGTTCTTTGAACTTCCGTGTGTTCTTTCCAGCGCAGCATCTAGAACCTTTTCATATCCATACAAAGTCTCTTTGATGTTTTTGGAACCATTCGCGTGCTGAGTTTGTATTGCGTATACTAAGTTGACGAGAAAGGTAGATAACTGATAACCAGTCTTTCCATACTTCCTCTCATCCTTTGCTTCTCTCAGGTAGTACTCTAAATCAGACAATACCGGAATTGATATGTCTGCCGGCAACCCAAGTGACCTGAACAATCTCAATAAAGTATCCATGCTTGGAGGTTGAGAACTTCCTTCTATACCAGTAACAACCATCGGTATACCTTCTTGTGATTGTTTTCCTGAAGACGAACTCTCCGATCTTTGCACATTAAATGTTATGATATCTGTTCCAACACGCAATGTCACAGACTTTGGTTTTATTACAAACCTTCCTATTCTCTTTTTGACGTCTTCTCTATCAGTGAGGACAAACGCACCATTCTCTGCTACATCAAAGACAGCAGCCTCGATATTTGCATATAGATTTTCTACCGCGGAAGCATGCTTATTTTCAGCAAGATTAGCGACACCGTTTCTATCTGGTATCCTCGTCGTGTATGCATTACTACCTATCGAAACAACAAATGAGTGAAGTAGATTCTCCAAAGTTGCATTACTCGTGGTAAAAGCCTTGTTTAGCTCGGTTAAGTTTGTAGAAGAATTACGAAGTATTCGATAGTCATCCTCACCGTAGTGGTGTGTCGATAATGTATTCAATATAGAACTCAGTGATTTATGAGACGTAGTTCTACCGCCAGTCTCTATATCATATATACCTTCATAAAAGAATCTATAGTATATTGAAAGGTATATTGGATACTTCGGATCGTTTGTATGTAGCAACTTTTCCTCCAAGAACTTCTTCAAAGTATACTTACTGTTGATTACAACTCCATCTGAATTGCTAGTTAGTATATCGTCTGATACTTCTCCTGTATCTGTCCTCATTCTTAATTCATCAGAGATCAAGTCAAAGTCTTGTGTAAAGAGATAGTTGTTTGACTCATCCAGTGTAAGGACAGGTCTTCCGTCCTCATTTATTTTAAAACCTGTGAATCTACGAGTCGTTGACTTCAGTAGTTTTATTCTTTGTGACTCTTGGTCGCTATGGAAAACCTGGTTCTCAGTAAAACCTGTACGAAATGACTCTTTATACCCTTTGTATAGTTGTGGGTAGATCTGCGCAAGCAAGCTCTTAAACTCTACCGATATTATCTCATTAAGTCTCTTTGACTTATCGGAGGTATACATCTCTTCATCCATACGTACAGCCGCGGTTGCCGTTCTATGAATGATTGCATCCGGCATGGGCTTTCTTTCGATGATTTCGACAAGTTCTGCGTCACTTGCACTGAAAGGATCATCCATAACTACTATTGTAGCAAACACGCCCTTGCTGTCGGGTATCTCTATGTTATTACTCTTATAGACATATATACCATCTTCGCTCCTGTCGCGTACTTTAATAAAAGAATCTTGCTGCATACCATCCCAAGAATAAGATGGAATTATCAATAGTTCACGCTCTACTGGGTGTCCGTTTTTAATGAACATGTATCGCACAGTACTTATCGCCTCTGACTTAAGATCCTGGTATGCAGATAGTAAAGACTGTCTGTGCAGAAAGTCCTTAATTGACCCAACTGTATTGACGCCGGTTCTCATATCACCCGACACCTCGTCATTAACAAGATACTTACTTATAGACTCCTTGAACTTGGTAACAAGATCAGTTATCGTATCGCCTTCTGTCAGATACGCTTTGGCTATTTCTTCTAAAGGCTTGATGTCTTCATCAACCTCTTCTTTAGGATCAGTGTCAATATCAACTTCATAATAGTCTTCTTCTTCAGATTCATACTCGGATAAATCCATTTGATCAATTTCAAACCTTTCCTGAGGAATGTTTGCGTTCTCCATTTTGTACTGCGCCACGACCTCCGACATCATATTAGATGTCATCTCGGGATCAGAATAGATATCCAGACCAGCATATTTCTCTATCGATTCTTTTGCAGCTGCATGAGCTTGTTCCATCACAACAGAAAACTCTTTCGACTCTAAATCACTATGAGATCCCTTTGTAAAGTGTGAATCCATCACATACGATACAAGGTTAAAATGAAACTGTAGAATTTCTTCTACAGAGCCATTTACTAAAGTTTCATCTAACTCACTTAGAACGAACCGTTCTATCTTACCACGGTTAAAGCTACCACAAAATGCCATACTGCTAACAGATTTTACTATCGATGAATTTATTTAGTTTTCCAACAAGACCAGGAATTTTTAGCATTCTAACCTGGCCCAACAACTCCGTTAATATCGCTGATTCTTCTGGAGTTAACGACCCACCGTCTGGTCTACTTAGTATATCTATTATAGTATTAAATTTTGTATCACTTAGCATTACATCAGTTATCATATCGGCCTGCGATGCTGTGATGTCGAAGTTCTGCATTTCTGTATCTATAATTGATTTCATTGTATCTAATGCTGATTTTACTGGGTTTTTAGAAGCCGTAGGCATAGAAATACTACCAACCAATATAGGTTTTGACGTGATTTTCCATACTTCACCTTCCTTAACAGCTTTTCCTGGAGTTTTTGTAGTAAGGAACTTGTTTTCATTGACATTAGATCCTTCGTAATCAGTTTTTGTTTCCATTTTAAGGTACGTGTCATACCCATATATTGCTCTTTTTGAGGATTCAGGATTTCCTTCATTGAAGAAGACATCTGCTGTACCGTCTTGTTTTATCTTCAATATCCAAAGAGTTTTATTACTATTCTTATCAGAAGACGAAGACACAACTCCATCTGAAATTACTGCGAAATACTCTTCAGATACGTATTGATCCCCAGACTTTTCAATATTAGCTTTGCTTATAAGATACTCGTCATGTTGCTTCAATCTAGCTACCCTAAGCTCATTTACTCTTCTTGCTACTGTGTCGTACCCCCACGCTGATTTCTGATCTGCGGTTAACCCGGTTGCTGCATGCTGAAGAGCTGACATAGTTGCATTAACCATAGCGCTGAGTTCCTTAGCAAATGTTGGAGACTCATCCAATAGAGATGATTGCATTCTAGAGGTAAGCGCCTCGATTTCAGATGAAATGATTCCTTTGTGTTTCTGATCCAATCCGGCATTCTTACTCGTGTTAACTCCCTTACTTAGAGCATCGATGTTTAGAATTACAGATGGAGGGCGTATAGATTTTACATTGGTATTAAGTAGCTTTCTGGCTGCTTCTTGATCTATAGCTCTACCCCATGTCTTATTCTTTCCGATCTCAATCTTTATAGGTAGTGAGTATCTAAAACCGCCACTCAAAGCCGATGGACTTATACCTTCTAATCCAAGATTAGCAGACTCAAGTAGTACATTATCAAGCATGTTGCTTAGCGCAGCTGCTTTACGTGTAGCTTCTGATTTACTTGCAGATCTGTTGGTAGCTAGATCTATTATTGATGCAGCTAACCCAGTGATGGAAACTTTCATTTCCTTACTCTCTAGTATCTTATCTTGATCAAGATATACCTTAGACCCATTTTCTATAATATAACTGGGTACAAACCTTAGTGGAGACCTAGCGGATTCATCAACTTTAATATGACCGAACTTATCCAGTATCATAATCATCTGACCTGGATTCAAAGTTTCTATTTGTTGTACAACACCTAGATTTGAATCTTTTGATATGGTTTTAAGGTATTGGTTAAACATATCGAAATCATCGCCAAATGCCTTCTCTACAGCAGCTAAAACATGGCTTATACGTGCACGCTCTTCCACAGTTTGACGACCGGCAAAAGCTTTGAGCTTTTCATACCCCTGACTCCAAGTTGTATCTCTGTTGGTAGTATGCATTAGATGTGCGGCTAAGTGCAACAATGTAAACCCTAAGTGATTGTTTACCTTAGAGTTGGAACTCATTATCGATTTCTGATCATCAATATCTTCCATAATACTGAGCGTTTTAGAGCCCATGTATTCGGATACAATCTCGTTGATCGTAAGTCTTGGGTTATTCAACATTATTACCCCAATACCCATCTTACTTCTGTAGTAATCTATTATGGAAGCTCCATCATCGTCTATCGACCTCGTTGATACAAAGTCCATAAATGCGTCAACATCTCTATCTTCCAGGGCTTCAGAGTCTCGGTATAGCATGAATGATCTACCGGAATGAGCCCCACTTGTGAAGGTAAGAATGTCAGAGAAGTGCAGATCTTCCTCTACGCCGGCATCTTTTCTCTCCTTCAGTATCATCTCAATCGCCGATTCCACAGAATTATGTACATCATGAGAGCCGCCTGTATCAGCTTTAAGTGAGAATCTAGACGCAATCAGTTGATTAACATTCTCTGGTTTATCATTTCTATACTCATATTTAAGACGTGCTTGTAGCTCAGTCTGTAGTTCTCTACCGACTGTAGAAGTAACTTCTGATTTGTATATTGTACCTGCCTTGTTCATGTAAGTCAGGGTGGTAGATAAGAGGTGTATGTACTTACTGAAGTAAGGCATGTTCTGAGTATCAATCACACTTGGAATTATAAACGACACGACTGGTTTTGCATCATCATTATCAAGCGGTATGAATGTAGGTATGGTAGCCCTTCCGGCTGAATCCTTTGCATAGACAACCTCGTATAGTACATCTACTGTAGTTTCACCAATCAGTGTAGGTATAACTATCGATTTTCCAGAGTACTCGAACATCTCGTGATTAGGTCCATCCTGAACTGTATCCTGCGCGTCCATTAAGGCTGAGAGCGATTTAAAATTCGCTTTTCTGCTTATACCATCGTTGGAAAGTTGATCAACTGATGTGCTAAGTTTTCCCGGTGTCTTTGTAGTAAAGATACCATTCTTTGCGCGTACCATGTCTGTGATATTGGTTTGTATATAAACACCTCCAAGCATGATCGGCTTCCCGTCTATCGTAGCTATCCTGGATGTAGGAACCTTGCTGGCTGTCTTTGTTTTCGCATCTTGATCGCGGTTTGTATCATTCCAATCAGTCCAGTCTGCAAAACTTAATCCTCTGATTCCGAGGAATCCTGGTATAGATTTACTATCTTGGTCAGGCTCAAGAACCATGTTCATAGCAACACTCCACCTCTCTTTATCAGATTTTGCTGCCGTAAGAGCTGTCTCAAATTTGGTTGCGTATTTCTGTAGCGCGTTTGTCTGTGGTTGAACGAGTTTTTTAAGTGAGTTGGATATTGACTTATCCATCTTCTGTATCTCGTTGACAGGTAGTATACCAATTGTTACGTATTTGGTATTACCGCTAGCGTCTTTAAAGCTTGCTACAATGGACTGTCCTATAACCATCTTACCCTCTGTTGTATCCATATACTCATGAGTAACATAGCGATACTCGTACTCGTTGTAGTGTTCTGGAGATAAAGCTCTCTTTGCGTGGTATAAAAACTCCTTCAAAGAGACGGTATTTCTAATACCAAATATATCTACTGTGTTCCAGTATGACGATCTAACAATGTCCCATAGCGACTTATTCTTCTTCTTCTCTGTATCAGTTTGACCGAAATACAGAAGTAGTCCACCTTCGGCATCCAAATCCTCAACAACAAGACGAGATATATCCTGCGAGTTCAGAGCACTCTCGGTTGATGGCTTCAAGTCTTCTACCGAAGTAGGTAACTGGTCATCATCAATATCGAGATCCTCGAACTTCTCTTGGTCAAATACCTCAGATATCTCCTCGGTATCAGATATAACAGTTGCTTCTGACATGAATTTGTCTATAACCTGCTGATATACCTCGATCGTTTTGTACCGTTCAATGTTATCATCATCGTCCGTACTATTCGCTATCTCTGCCGATATCTTCTTTATCTCTTCGTTAAGTGTTTCAACCACCTCTTTGACAGTAATACCGGGTTGGCTGAGAAGATCGCGCACCAGAGTTCCCTCTATTACAGCAACATCTCCACCCACACCATTGTCTATCATATCAGCTAGTAATGTGTCTTTTCCTATAGGCTCACTTAGAACAACCTCTGTTGTGTCGTCTGTGTCCGTAGTTGTAACACTAGGCCTTGGTTTATTCGGATCTCTACTAGTATCTTTCTCTTCGACTTCAGCAGGTTTAACGTGGTCTAACAATCTACCCAGGTCTACTTTCCATTTCGCAGAGAGACGTATCTTATTATCCAAGCTCTTCTCAACATTTGCATTCTCTTCAGAAGTAAAGACAATGTGCGGATCGTGCACCACGTGAGCGTAATACCTAGCTCTACCAACAGATACAGATAAGTATCTATACATATAGGTTCCGGATACATCTGTTCTAACATCATCTGGGTTAAGTAACATCCCTGTTGGAGGAATAAGGTAGACATAATCAAACTCTCCACCCTGAACATCAACCATATTAGATACGGTAACAGTCTTGAATCTTTCAACGGTGACTTGGTTTTTATATTTCTCAAGTACTTTACGCATAGGCCCATTCGGAAGACCCTCTACTGTATCTGCTTTTCCGTCGTATATGATAACTACAGTCTTTGTACCATCTTTGAGCATGTTGTCAAGCAGTTTAGCTTCCTTATCTGCCTCAGTATCAGGATCTGACTCGGAGACTTTACCTGGCCCAAATATTGTATCTTCGATAGAGTTTCCAGTAGAAGTCTTTACACCAAGTCTCTCTACAGGTGTTCCATCCTTATCAAGGATAGTTTTATACCTTGTGTTAATCGATCTATCAGCAGCCTCACCCTGATACATAATCTTCCGCGCTAAGTCAGAGGACTGAGCGTTTGATATCGTTAAGAATCGAGAAGCGGCGGCTTGTACTTCTGGTACCAGAGATCTCATCTCGTGTTCCAAAGTACCTACTGTTATTGGGTGCCCTAGCTCAGGAAAACTCTGTCTCGAGGCTATATTATTATCCTTACCGTACGATTTGTAGTCATATTTCGCACCTTCTTCGTGTTCTGCTGCTGTAGGCATCCCTTGTCTCCAACCTCCCTGTGTTGAGCTACCTATTGCAAAGAGAGCTATACGCGGTTTCCCATCCTTCTCACGTATATCATTAAGCTTCTGAAGCTTCTGTTGTATAGTAACCATGTCGTCCCATCTCATGGATGTCGCTTCATCGTATAGTATCATTGAGACTCCTTCCAGAGCTTGCATTATCTCTCCATCTGGTTTTTGAAATAACTCATAAAACTTTCTGAGAGAGTAAGGATTTCCAGAAATACCGTGCTTACCGGCATTAGCCTTTGTCTTCTTGACGTGTTCTTCTGTACTACCTACGAATAGAGCCTTGGTTTCTGTACCTCCATAGTACTTTGTTTCGATGTATTTCTTCGCTATAGAAGATGCAAGCCCCATACCTACAGTAGTTTTTCCTGATCCCAATACTCCGTCTAGGAACAGTATATCCTTCATTATATCAGGAGAGGTTTCCAAGAAGGGGATTGTGTCCTCAACTACAAGACTTCCGTCTTCAGTACGACTGTATGATTTTGATGATGTAAGTGTCGCAAATGCAATGAAAGAGGCTTGTATCTGCTCCGGGGTAGGCACAACCTCCATAGTTTCTAACTGTCTCTTCAACTCTGAGAAGAAGAACTTATGGTCGGAGAACATGAAGGCATACACATACTTGTGATTTGTTGTGGATAGTATATCTTTCCTTTTATAACTTATTTCGTACAGAAAGTGTCTTTTCTGTTCGTTTGTCATATCACCTAGAATGGTGCCAACCTCATCCCTAAGCTTATATGCTGCAAATACATCATTTGCTTCTACGGCAATATCTAACTCTAGTACCTTAGCCTCAAGCCCTTCAACGTCAAGCCCTACCGCTATGAGTCTCTTAGCCTGAATTAGGAACGGACGTATCACAGAACCCATGACAGAACCCAAGAATGCCTCGGATCTCTTATCAGCGCTATTAGCATTTTTTACTAAAGGTATGAGTGTCTTTTCAACCAAGTTTTGGTACGCCGAAAATGCGGGGAACAGACTATCAATGAGAAATTTCATCTCGTCCTGAAGCACTATAAGCTTTGCGTGATCTTCATCTGTTGCTACATTTCTGGCAACCTTATCTATCAAAGCTCTATATACAACTGGATCAAATAGATAGTATGATACCATCTTCGAGTACTTATCAAATTCAGCATCTGTAACTTTGCTATTAAAGCGCGCAGGCGATTGGAATGCCGCATTGTACTTTCTTAGAGAGTACATTCTATCAAAGAACTCCTCATCTTGTTTATAACTACCGTCTTTCTTATCGAATCGAACGCCGGTCATGAGCATCATCTGCGCTTTTCTGATGTTTAGGTTCATAGCAAGATTGTCAACACCAACAGCGTCATCTATGACTGCTACAGAACCAACTTGAGATTTGCTCCTATATATAGCGTCGACAACACTGTCCCCATGTCCGAATACTATCTTATTACCACTTGCGTCTTTAGACTCTACAAACATAGGTGTTTGAGAAACCTTTATACCGGCGCTAGTAACTGTGAAGGATCTCCTCAACATTTCTTCAAGCGACGGAACTGCTTTCGAAGGTATGGTAGAGTTTATGGAAGAAGTCTGCTTCATGAAATCTGAAGTCTTTCCCCACAGTTCAACCGTAATAGGCATAAGGGTCTCGTGATCTATTCTTCTAGTGTCACGAACTCTGCTCGCTCTCTTGAACCATGCAAAAGGTCCCTTTTCAGAGCTCATGGAGTTTACAGTAGACTCGATATCGAAATCTCGCGACTCATTCACTGAGTATATTAGGTCTTTCAGAGCTGACTTGTCTGTCGAATTCACTGCGTCGCTTACCTCGATTGCTTGAGCCACTTCCTGCATAACATCAAATACGGTTGTGTTTGCTGATATTGGACTTGATGACGAACTGTCTACAGACTTCACCTTATAGTTCAATACCTTTGTAAGTTTAACCTTCTTCTCAGCAACGCCATCATTACTATGCGCAATTTGATTCATAGCTACAACCGGAGCAACACCCTGAAGTTCTGGAGGAGCATCTTTATCACTTATAACAAATACAGCGCCATCAGTACCCTCGTTCGAGGAAACACCCTTTTTAAGTGTTTCTATATCTTTCATCTTCGCAACAAACTCGTCTTTTGTCGCATTGTTTAAGTCAGAGCTTATCCTAGCTATTATAGCAGTAGAACTCGACACAAATTCGTTTGCCTTTTCCAACTGCTGTTCCAGATCTATTATCTGCTTGTCTACTTCATCGATAAGAAGTTGAAGTCTTTTCTCACGGTTTATTATCTCATCGCGAACTATGTTATCCGCATCTTCCTTGTTTTGGTACTCTAACGACCCTGGGGTGTACTCATTAATTCTACTCGCAACCTCTTCTAGATCAGCGTCAAAGGTAGCTCTGGCATCTTCGATCTTCTTCTCTAACTCAGATTTTTGAGATAATAGATCCTTCACTGAAGACTCTCCGGCTGCGATGGCGTCCTTTACAATCACTAGCCGATCTTCCCGATCTTTTTTGTCCGCAATCAAAGCTTCTCTAATGGCTTCGGCTTCACTACCCTCAAGTTCTGGGTTATAGCTGTATCTAATACCATTCAGCATGGATAGTAACTCGGAGTGCAATGCATCTTTTTCACCGTCTTGAATCTCGTTGAGTTTCGCTGTCTCCATGATACTTCTCAGTATCGATGACATTTCCGGCGTCATGTACAACGTACCGTTTTCTTGGTACTTATTAAAGAGACTCAGAACGTCGTCATAACCAACGTTTGCTTTTGTCTTCATAGATATAAGCTCGTCGTTTATCTTCAGCATCACATCTTTATGGAGATCAAATATCTTTCTCTGTTCTTCCGCTGCTTTGGAGTCAGCGTCCATAAGATTCTTTAGGAAGCCAACACGACCTCCTGGGTATTTATCTGGTACAGAAGTAAGTAACTCCTTGAGTTTCGGATCTGCTTCGATGATTGCTTCGAGAAAATCTTCCTCTATTGTAATACCGTTTTGCAAATCATACTGAGCTGCCTTGGCTTTCTGATATCTCTCGATGTCTACCTTTGATTTACCAACCTTCTCACTCAACTCCTCCTGCTCTTGCTTATCCATATCCTCAGCAACAACCTTCTCTTTTTCTTCCTCTTCGTCTGCCTTCTCCTTATCCTCATCGCTTATAGGGGAATCTTTCATCTCTTCTTCTGGCGTTACAACTCCAGGGTTATTCAGTTGTTCTAAGAATATTCTATTTGCTGCTCTTATCTCCAGCTCAGTCATACCGGGTTTAATACCCCTCTGTTCGTCTGTATACAACTCAAAATCTACTTCATCGTCATCTAATGGACCTATAGACTCAAGTTGGTCCAATGTCAGTGTAAATGGGTCGGTGGTCTTAAGATCAATACCATTTACTACAGATGGTATCTCAGGTGTCGACACAATAGAGATTTCTTCTTCTGGGTTATCAACAACCTCAGATTTCTTCTTCGCCTCTTCAGCTTCTCTTGCAGCTCGTTGCGCAAACGTACGGCGAAGTGACGCCGCATAATTTGTTGCTTTTTTGTAAACTTTCTTCGCTTTACCACCTTTCTTGGTAGACTTCTCTTCACCATCTTCTCTAACACCTTCTCTAACATTTTTTTCCTTCTCTGTTAGAGTTGTCGTGCCGGAGTTCTTTGGGTTCCTTTTCCAGAACCTAGTCTTTTTATCTGCCTCAGATTTTCTTGTTGTAGATGAATTCTCAACATTCTCGAGAATGATATCGTGATCCACTCCAAGAGCTTCCTTCATCTCAGTGATGTTATCATTGAAGCGCTCAAACAACTTCTTCTGACCATCTATGAGAGCGATTAGATCAGGATTATTCTGCTTAAATTCTTTGTAGGTCTGGTTTGTTCTAGCGAACTGAGCCTTTTTCAGGTTTAGTTGCTTCTTCGCTATAGAGTAGTTAAAGTCTGCTATTGATATTCCATCCTTATCTTCCTCGATAGTCTTTGGACGTCCTGTATTAGGATCGTATATAGTTGTAAAAGAGGTTGAACCAAGTGAGCCGTCCTTCCTCATCTTATCAAGCTCTTTGTTTATTATCTTCTCGATTCTCAAGGCATTAGCCTCTCCTTGCGCCAGTGCAAACCCGAGTGCGGAAAGGTCCTTCCCATCCTTCAGACCCAACTCATTAAGCGTTTGAGGTGTTTTATAAAGCTTACCCATACCAAACTTAGCGACAGCACCACCGAATCCTCCAGCGATACCAGCCATTGGTAATTCTACAGCTGCTCTTCTCCAGAAGTCGCCTTCATTTATTGATAGGAAGTTCTGTTTGCTTTGATCTCTCTCTATCCAACCAAGCTTATCCATTGCTATAAGCAAGTTCTCGGCTGAATATTGTGCCAACTGTTCAGTTATTTCTTCAGCCCCTTCTTCTAACGCAGCTTGACGGTATGCAGCTCCTGTGGTACCGGCGTACTTCAACGCAGCTTTGTCCATCAGCTTGCTATATCTCGAGCCAAGAGATTTTCCGGCTAACCACTGTGCCCTTTTAGAAGTTTCTATAGCCTTCTTTGCTACATCACTTAGCTCACCTACGTAATTTCGTGCCGCATTATCTACGATTCTTTTGTCAAGGTTAACCGGATTCCAACTACCCATCGTACCGACCATACCGGTAACAAGGAACATGGATACAGCTAGACCAGCTGCAGCATTTGGACTGAAGCCTGCTTCTATAGCTGACTCTCTCACACCATCTGCGGCTATTGATCCGTATGTTGCTATCTGAACTCCTCTAGATAGTAACGGAACTGCTTTAGACAAAGCACCTACCTTACCTAACAACCCTACAGTTCCACCTGTCGACACTGTGAGTGCAAGCTGCGATACCACGTCAACACCCATACGAAACATGTTGTTGAAGCTGAAGGTATGTTCCATATCATAGTCAGATACAGAATATCCATGCCTTTTCATGAGGTTAGACAGATCATTGGCAGCACGTATAGTTGCATTATCGTCATCACTGTCTAAGAACGTTGCTACAGAAGCCACGATACTTGCACCACCACCAACCATTTTAGTTGTTGTGGATTTTAATGAAGTAAGAAGTGTTCTAACGGTGCCCTTTAATATGTTCTCGTCTATCATGTTACCACGCCAGAAACTATCTGGGTCGAAGTCAACATTCGGAACAACACTGCCGGTAGCTAGATCACCCTCCATAACAGCAGTTAAATACGATGGCTCTGCGATGTTTTCCCAAACACCCTCTCTCTCCTCAAATGCTGATATCATGCGCCCATGACTATCCTTGATAGCTGGATTCTCTATGATATCTAAAAATCCCTGACCATCTTCTAAATAGTGTAGCTGGCCATCCATCACATAAGCTTTATTCTTACTGAAGGTTTCCGCAATTTCGCGCTGAGAATAGTACTTTGGTGTAGTACCCATGATGTCTTCTAACGTATAGTCTCTGCGCGTTGCGCCTATCGTTACAGGGGTTGCTTCGCTGCTTAATCTGTAATCTCGACCTTTATACCATGGAGTCACGGCTTCGGTTATGATTAGAGCATTGTTCATCTGAGCTGCGTCAGTTATCTCAATCTCAGATTTTAGTTGTGCATTTACTCTCTTTTCGTAGTCTTCCTGAAACATCCTATGTGCTGCTTCAGGTCTACCTGCTTCTACTGCTTTAGCGGCCCAATCATCTTTTATTTGTTGGTTTTTCCACAATTCTTCCGCAGGTTTAAGAACCAAAGTATTGTATTGAACATAACTAAGGTCCTTCGTCCCAGGCTTAACAGTAGGTTCTACATCGTCCTGCACAACTCCAGTACCGTTGTCATACGGTATTCCTGTAGTGCTGGTTGTATCTGCAACCGGGTAGTGAAATGGGTTTTGTGGTTGACTAGCTGCGCTGTTATTCGCCTTTATCTTAACCTTATCATCTTCACGCTTTGGATTATTATCGGCTAGGTTGACTGCGTCACCTCTGTTGAATTCATCTGTCATAAGCTATTCTACTGACCGTCTGGAACTTTAAGTAGTTGTTCTATACCCTCATCATTATCGCCACTAAATGTGAAGAATGACTCAAAATTATTACCATAATTCTCTGACTTTTCAGATTCTTTTATCAAATTCATCATGAACTCTCTCTGACCAGGTGTAAACTCCTGATTATGCTTATCAGAAAGTGCTATATGTACCATCTCGCCATTTATAAGTGGGTAATTTATCTTTACCTTATATAAATTCAAATTACCTGGTTCTTCTGTAAATTTTGATAAATTTGCTGCCCTATCTATCACAGCTTTATATTCAGAAGGATTGTCAACCTTTGTAGCACCTGCGCCCTCCAAAGCATCCTCTGCATCGCCAGAGTTTACAACAGCAAACACCTCTTGATTGGCCCAATTAAACTTCTTTATCTTCTTGTCAATCAAGTCACGAACTGTTGACTGAACAGCTAGCCTCTTATCACCTGGTAATGACGCGAGAAATTCATTATAGGTTGCATCGTAAGCCATTTTCTGCAATACCTTCAAATCTTTGTCTGGGTTTTGTTTTCGTAACTCGCTGAACTTGTTGTTAATTCTGTCGTCTTTCGCAGCAAATTTACGCATATCTACGTAAAAGCGCATCACGTCGTCGGCTACGACCCAATCATCCGTATGAGGGTCTTTCCTTGATGGTATATTCATTAAAGTAGTTATGTCTGACCCAGACGGAGTTTCTATTATACCCGAAACTTGTGAATTATCTAAATAGTCCTGAATATTCTCACCGTTCTTTGTCTGCCATCTGTTACCATTTCTACTCAACTTAGAAGCCAGCCCGCCTGGCGTAAACACATCACCATCGTGTTCGCTTGGTATCGGTACTTTCGCAGTCATAACAGTGATCTTCGTGGCACCAGAAGCTTGATTAACAAGCTCGTTTCCTTCTCTCTTACCATCATTCATATCGTAGAACTCATTTACCTCAACAGGTACCACGTTTACACCCTCTTGTGCTGCAGCCCAAGGTTTATTTATCATATACTTGAAATCGTTGGCCCCACCCTCGCTCTCATCGGCCGGTCTATGACCAGAGACTTCTTGGGTCTTCTTTGTCTCTATGTTGTACTTCGACATCATAAAATCTTTTATCTTCTTCTCAGAGAACTTGTTAAAGAAATCGGTAAAATCTTTGTATTTCTTAGCTTCTTCTGCTGACAAATTACTGTATGCATACATTGCTCTGGCTGGTAGCGCTTCCTTCAAACCAGGAGAAGCTATCATCTTATCCCTTACATAATTTCTCGCGTAGTTCAATGCATCAATATTAGTTTTATACGAGGATCCTTCTGTTACCTGCACACCTATGTCACCACCAGCGCCAAGTACAGTTGCTATATCGCTGATTGGGACAACATAACGAGTCTTATCATCACTAAGTGCATTCATGTTGTAGCTGGTTCCATCAGAGCCAACTCCCTGGACCAACATAGGGGCTTTGTTCTCGTCAAATGTAATACCAAGATCATCGAAAGCGGAGAACATGCTTCTTTCAAACTCACTCTCAGCCATAGACTTTGTTATTATATTCTCGATGACACCGCCTGATGGTGTATACTTGCTAAACTCAGGATTATTTCTTCTCTCTGTTATCGCATCTCCTACAGAAAGTACAGAGTACTTGTTTGTTCCATTACTAATATCCTCATTCAGATCTTTTACAGTAACTAGCTTTGTTTGAATTGTTGTGTACTCCTTATTGTCCTTACCCTTTACTTCAGTAGATTCGTTTACCAAAGCATATCCCGGACCTGTGTTGAAGTCTATAGCTGGCGCATCTTTAGCCTCTTTCTGTCTCTCAACCAGTATCTTATCAAAAGTGTCTTTGATATTCTCGGTTTGTGACATCATATACTGAGCTTGCTGAACTGCGGCCTGTTTCTCGTTAGATTTTTTCATGATTTCAGGATCACCCCACTCGTCATCCGCAACACCCGCTGCCCATGTGGTAAAGTCATCCATCGCTGCATTGTACCTCTGTGTAGCGTACTCAATATCACTTGTATACCCTTTAAGACCCTTATTATCTCCTGATGCAGCTGCAGCAGCAGATCTTCTAGATTGACCAGCCGGCTTATCTCTCCACTCCGGGGATTTATGAGATATATCAACTGTTACATGCTGTGTACCAGCTTGAGCTAGACCGCTATCCACAAAAGAATTATTGGACCTGCTCTGACGAACCTGTCCACCATCTTGAAATTTCTTTACTGAGTTACGTTTTAACAGCATATATCATCTTGATTTTACTAGTTCCTTGGTTTCAATCTAACTACACCACCATTCTTGAACCCAAGTAATGATCTTACTGTTACAGATCTCAGTCCCTGATTAGGTGTATCTAAAATCCGCGACAACTCTCCTTGGGCATCTTCGAGTAAATTCTTCAACTGTTCCTTTCGTGCATAATTACTGGTTGCTGCTAATTCGTCCTGCAAATTGTAAACACGCTGTTGAGCTGCATTCAATCGTATATCCTGATCAGACTGCTGTCTTCCATGTTCATATTTTCTGTTCTCATCTTGCGTTATATTCATGCTACGAAATACATCAGCTAAGAGCATTCTGTGGTCTTGGACTGCATTAACTTTATTAGATAACATGTAGTTGTTGTACTGTTGACGTTTCTCAAGTCTGTCAGAAGCCACTCCATACTGAAGTTGACGATCGGCATTCTCTTCTGCTAAAGCCGCGGATTTATCAGCAGCATACATCTCTGCATCTTTGAAAGCTATTGCATTATTGGTATCTGCTATATTCTTCTGACGCATGTTACTAGCTACCAGACTTTTATTAAAGTCAGAACCAGAGTAAGCTACGGGAGTAGCCAGTGCTTGAGATCTGGCAGCTATCTTCTGCTGCTCAGTCATACCAACAGGAGTACGAACCTTCAAGCTAATAGATGGTGTTTCTTCCTCAGTAGCGCGGTTCTTTATGTTTTCAATATTACTTATCGCGTTACTCTGCGTAATCACATTAGCAACATCAAGGGCTACAGGGACTGCGGCAGCAGTATCCCACCACGTAAGTTTCTTCTTTGGTACTAGTGCCATAGTGTTTCTGTGTAGGTTAAAATCCAACAAATCGACGACCAGCTTTCACACCGATCGTCGAGTATAATTGGGGATTTTTGTTGCTTAGGCTTTAAATACAGGACCCTTAGAAACTCTCATACCGGTTTTAGCGGTAGGTGCTTGTCCGCCACCCTGAGCGCCTTGTGCCTGCGCCATAGCTTCTACCAGCATATCGGCAATAGCTACTGCTAATTGTGGGTCGCGTGTCTGAGCATACTGCATCAGCATCTGCTCTAACTGAGCTGCAGGGTCTCCGCCTCCCTGTGGAGGTCCGCCGGCTGCTGGTGCACCACCTTGTGGAGCCGTAGCCATACCACCTTCTTGAAACTTTTTAACAGGTTTTTCTGTGTAATCTTCTATCCAATTCTTCATGATTGTATGTGTTAGTGTAATTTAGGGTCTTCCCCAATTATATTATAGTATTTAATTTACACTGTATTATTGATGTAGAGCTTTTTGTCGCTCATATCTGTCGTTAGTTAGTCATCATTCCAAACATCATCCTGCCGTGCGATAATACGAACGACAGCCCTTCCTATCTTCTTAAAATCCTCGTCTTTACCAGACTTTCTAGCAGCAACGCTAAGATCGTATAACTTTGCGGTATCCTTTCTAGAGTGTATCCTAGACATATCGCGCATACCACCCTGTACGTTACCGTCTGGGTCAAGCACAAGCATCAACTCTTTGTCGTACTTATGAAGTAACTCGCCTGAAACAACCCTTCCATCTGGTGTGATGTGGCCTACCCACTTCACAGTATCCCCAACAGCTATATCATCCACCTCATCGGCATTCACTTCTATAACCGTATCTATATTCTTAAAGGATTTTAGCAACCCACTTCCAGCTGTAGCAGTAAGAACCGCAACAACCTGATCATTTAGTATATACACAATACCAAGGTCTATAAGGACATCTTCCATAGTAATGGTAACAGACTGCGGCTCTTTATATCGCAAAGCTACACCATGCCCAGGACGAAGTTTGTCAACACCCTTCAGCCCCATACGTCTCCCCTCTTCAGAAAACAGACTCTTTACCTTAAACTCTTTATCACCTATTACTACCTTCATACTGCTACTTTTTATTCTTCAAAATCCTCGACGTCTTACCTCTCATTGGTTTATCTACCTTATACCAATCTTCTTTACTCATTGGCTGAGATTCTAATACATTCCCATCCTCATCCTGTACATATCTCTCATAACCCTGACCTTCCTCTCTACTCCACGTTCTTCTGTGACGCAGCGGTCTTTCCGGCAGAGTAGCTTCTTTAGGTTCTGGGATTATAACACCAGGAGTCGCGTCGTTCTTAAATCCTCTAGGTGCTAGTTTTTGATAATTACGGTAGCGATTTATATCTGTATTAAACACCGGCGCATACGATCCAAACTCATCTCTACCGTGAGTGTATCTATATCCAATGGGTTCGACTCCGTAGTTATCCTCAAACACGCCTGGATACTGTCTCCTTACTTCGGCTACAGGTATGATTCCGCGCTTTGGGGTATAAGGAACCATGGAAGAGTTTGTTTCTTCCCACCACTCACCAGGTATAACGACCCTCTTCTCGTACTTATTTCTTTCGTCAGAATCACTAAATCTAGCTGCCTTATGCGAACCGTCGGCGTTATACTCAGTAGAGGAATAATTCCACCCCTTATTACCAAGATTTGCTATGCTATCAGACTTGTGTTGCGCTCTAACCGCATCGAGGTATCTCTGCGGCAACCCATTTATGTTTACCTCTGGTAAATTCTTTTTCACTAACCCACCGTCTTGATATTTCTTTACATCACTAATAATTACAGCTTGTCTATAACCAATTGTCTTGTTATCATCTCTTAGACCATGCCACCTATCATTTAGTTGTTTATGTGTCATTTTATGTGACCCCTTGTTAGCAGGATCTTCGAATGTTATGTCACTTTTCCCAACACTAATTATCGCTATATAATGCCCATCTTCTAGATCAGGAAGACTTCGATTATCAGAAGCTCTTTTATCACTCTTAATGATTGGCATTGGCTTGTTTTTATTTTAATATCTTATGATAGGAAACACGATATGTTTACGTATGCTGCTGTAGTACCAACAGTCTCAGCCTTTATGATACATTTTACATCATGTAAAGACGACACATCTATAGTGATTGCGGACCCGAGACTGTCGCTTTCTAATGGGATCTCCTGCAAAACACCAGATTGGTATAAACTCATAACAACAGAACCTGGAGTATATGTCACTGGACGTATTTTAACACCAGTACTGTCCATCACCTGTCCATAAACCAGAATAGTCATAGATGTATAATCTGTTACATCCACATTTACCCCGGCTTGATCCCACTCTGTTGTCGGTCTTTCACCTTGAACAATTACCATCTTTTCTGTCTTAGTAGCAATGTTTATAGTTACATTACTACCAGTTTCAGCCATACTTAACAACGCAGCTGTCATCACAGAGGCGCTTGAGTATGGCATCCCAGTTACTTCTTTATAATCAACAATCAGTGGGAAATCGCTACCAGAGTGGTATATTATAGATGAGTCGTCCTGCGTAACTATCTTAGTTATTTCGTCAATGGATATCTTTACCTCTGTTCCTGTAGAATAGTTAAACTCAATGTATGATCCATTTCTTGTTATCGTTAAAGCCATGTGTGTTTCGGTATATACAGTTAGTCTTAATTTATAAATTTATTGTCGCACAATACTACTTTAAGAATCTTTTGCTCTTATCGTCTGTTTTATCGAGAAGTTCTTTCGCGGTTCTCTTACCTATCTTCACAAGAAGATCTGGATTGTTAGTTCTCTCATATTCGGTAGCCATATTTGTGATTGACTCGGTGGCTTCCGGATTCAGTATCCACTCTTCACGCTCGATCTCTATCAACTTTCTACCACTATTGTTTATCACAGGAAGTCCCTTATCTCTATTACCAAGGTTGTTATTCTCGCGATGCAACGACCCGTAAGCTATCAGGTTTGCCTTCACACGCATACCGCTCTTAGCCATAACCGGGGCTGTACCTGTCCCTGCACCGTATAGAGAATTGTACTGCGTCCTATTCAACTCTCTATTCTTTTTGTTCTTAGCAACCAGCTCTTGCTTTCTGAAGTCATTCCATGCCTCTTTCTTAACTCTAGCTGCCTTTTTATTACCTCCCATCCATCCAATAGCCCCGCCGACTAAAGCACCTAAAGCCGTTCCAACTATAGTTCCTACTGCACCAAAAGCGGCTGTCCCAACTGTACCGCCAATAGTTGCACCGGTAGTCATACCTGTAACTGCGCTGTCTTTTGTGGCCTTAGCACCAAGCTTGTCTATATCAACACTTTGAGTTCCATACTCGCCGACCATAGGAGCACTTCTAGCAAGATCGTTAGCACCGTCTGCTGCTATTAGAGAGCCTGCCATGCTGATACCAGTGCTGAGAGCTGCTCCTGCCGCTCCTGCACCTCCTCCGGAAGACGCCTTGTCTGCTGTCATACTCGGCATTGCATCTGACTTTGACTTTAATAAAAACCCACCTCCAAACTGGTTGTTAGGTTTTCCACTTAACGGTGGAATTTCTGTCAAAGATTTATCAAACTTTAAAAGACTCTTACTTCCGAAGTTTGTATCGAAATTTGTACCGAAGCTTGCCGGTGTCTTCAAAACTACCGGCGCAGTGCTAACCGATGCTTTCTGATCAGCAACAGAAGTTTCTTCCATTTTGAAGGGAGACCACTTCTTTCTTCCATAAGGATCCCAAGTACTTGAAGATGAGCCGAAGCCGTTGGTTGTGTTCATATTCCTATGTTATTGTTTACGTGTATATTATAGTAAAATTTTAAGAGAAATCCACATTATACATAGAAGCTATGGAGTTAATATTCAACTTATAATTCCCAGTATAAGTAAATTCCGGCTCAATCCAATCTCCCTCTGGTCGAAATTTGTAAGATACTTGTGCTCCATTGTATGTGCAGACAATCTTAATCTTACCTATCTCTCGTATAGCGTTTGCTAATCTAAGAGACGTATTAACTCCGAATCTGACCGGCACAGCAGCATAGTTTCTTACCAAAGGTCTGCTTAGCATAATCTTTGTTCCACCAACCACATTCATGACAGTATACTCATCGATGCCGACCTTTATGGAATTTCCAGGTTTCAAAGGGCTTCCGCTGTGTGGAAGAAGTGTACTTGCACTTATAGTTCCGTATCTCTCACCAACTGTCCCTGAGAATGTTATACTTGGTATCACATAACTTATATTTGTGTACTGACTTATTGGTTGTATCAAAGATGGTTCCATATCCATCTCAGCGTTGTAGGAAACAGATACCGGAATATCACCATCTCCAAGTATGATGAAGTTGTTCAACTTCTTGTCTTCCTCTAGACTGTGGTTGATGTAGAATGAGAATACTGCTGGATAATCCTCGCCAAAGAACCTATTATACACATCCTGCATATCATCTATTGTTCTATTATCGTAGATATACATCGACTCTGTGTCCTTCGATGTGCTAAAGGCTATCCTATCTCCGTTAGAGTTGAAGAAGAACTTTCTATCATCGTCTGTCTTTGTTACCCACCTATCCAATCTCTCGCTAAACACCAGTGTCGATGACTCTGTTGTAGCTCCTAGCTTTGTCAGGGATATAGTAAAATATACGTCGCCCTTCTGAGAGTCGACAGTCGTGAAGACATCTATCGTATCATCAGCCGTCTGACGCGATTTGTAGTCAGATAGTATTGTGCCTAATACAGACTGCACCTTCATATCGCTTATAGACTCTACCTTTGTAGAACTCACTCTCCATACATTCTCCAGAAATACATCCACACCATAAATATACTGCTCTGTACGAGCAATCGACCTTAGGTGCTGACTCCCCATTTTCTGCGACAGAGGCAAAGACTTTAGTGGTAATACGTCTACGTTATCGATGTATATACTATCTGTACCGCCTTCTCCGACCATACTTCTTTCATCAACGCCAATCACAGAAATTCCGTTTTGTAGAACTATGTATGTCTTGGCTCTGTGACTCAGTATCTTCGTGATTGGCCCCATATCATAGTTGTAGTCTCTAAAGGATAACCCCTTAAACACCTTGAAACCGTTTGAGAACTGTGTATCTTCTTGTGCATCAGATGCGAATACGCGGTTTGGGTAAGATGTCCTTACAAATGGAACGTTCGAATCTATTCTAAAGAATGAGTGAGCGGAGTAATCATTACCGCTATATCCGTGATTATATGTACCAGTCTCAATTTGACGATCACCGCGTATTGTAGGTTTTACAGGTAAGAATGTACGATCTCTACCAAATATCTTATACTCAGAGTCGCTATTTCTCTCGAGAGTACGTATATTGAAGTTGTAATTATGCTGTGCCGGTATCGGTATCGCAAATCCATAGGACAATAACCCAAGCGCTTTTCTATCTATGTAGTAAGGCTCTGGGTCGTTTGTTTGAGGAGCTTCTTCAATACCTA